ATATGGAAATAGGCCCACGTAAGGTAAGAGAAGAACTTCTAAATTCCATATATAGGCAAATAGAAATAGCTGGAAGAATCTGTTACAAATCAGAGGACAAGATTACAGAAGATTCTGCCAAGTCATTTGTAGAAAGGATGATTAAGGCAGGTCATGGTGCCATGTTGGAACATGGTACTGTTTACATGAAAAGGTACTCTATAAAGGATGACAACCTTGATTGGGCACGTAAATATAATCTTAGTCCCTATGCATGGGTATCCTATGGTACAGGCAGTCATAGAGTAGGCAAAGTGCTATATAACACTATATATGTCACTACTAATCTTAGGGTTCTTGTGGAAGGAAACTGTCTTAGAGACTTAGAGTATCTTTGTGAACCTACAGAATATCACGAGAAAAGAATTACTGTTAAGTTCATCTGTGACAGAGGTGTGAGTCATGAGTTTGTAAGGCATAGAGTATTCTCTTTTGCTCAAGAGAGTACTAGATACTGTAATTATTCTAAGGATAAGTTTGATAGTGAGTGTACATTTATTATTCCTTGTTGGCTTAATATTGTAGAAGGCTCTTATACCTTAGAAGATGTTGAGGAGAAATATGATAGGTGCTTAATTACTGACTCTGGCAAGGGAATTACCAATGAAGCTGCTGAATATATCAGAAGTCTTATATATAGTGAAAAAACTTACTTTAGTTTACTAGACAGAAACTGGAGACCTCAACAAGCAAGGGCAGTATTACCTAATTCTTTAAAAACAGAATTAGTAATGACAGGGTTTGTATCTGATTGGAAACATTTCTTCGAGTTAAGATGTTCTTCCAGTGCACATCCCCAAGCAAGAGAATTGGCTATTCCTCTGCAAGAGGAGTTTATTGCAAGAGGATATATTAATAACTAAAAAAAAAAAGAATGAGTTTACTAGGAAAGAAGAAAGTAATTAATCCCACTCTGTTCAATGACAGGCTAGCATCTATCAAGGCTGTATTCAAAGCTGCACATGAGAGTGCAAGCACTCTCCATGCAGAGATGGAAGAGGATGTTAAAAGCAAAAGTGCTCAGATAGAGTCCCTACAACATGACATTGAAACCATCAATGCTTGTAAGAAGGAAACTGAGAAGTTTATGGAAAATATATCTAAACTTATTTAAACAATGAGGACAAATCTAATTAAGCCTAAGAATATAAGTGAGGCAAAAAGTAAAACTAATAGTGATGGAATGCTTGATATAGTCATTGCATTTGATACTACTGGGTCTATGGCAAGCTACATAAAGTCAGTAAAGGAATATGTCACTGAACTTGTGCCTAAATTGTTTGCTATTAACCCCCACCTTAGACTAGGTGTTGTGGCATTTGGGGACTATTGTGATATGAAGAGCCAGCATGAGTTTGGTAAGGCATATCAAGTACTTGACCTTACATATGATTGGCATGAGATTATTGAGTTTATAAGTAAAGCTGAGAACACTTATGGAGGTGATAGTAGCGAGTTTTATGAGTTGGTCATTAAGAAGATAATTGAAGAAACATCTTGGAGGGAGGGTTCTACTAAGTCTGTGCTACTTATTGCTGATGCTACACCCCATGAGGTAGGATATTCCTATGGGAATAAAGTACGCAACAATAAAATTGACTGGAGGGTAGAGGCTGAGAAGGCTGCTAAAAAAGGTATTAAATTTGATACTCTTTCTATCACGGACAACATGTGGTTCGCTGAATTATCCCAAATGACCAATGGTGTCCACTCATCCTTCAGGACAGATTCAAAAACTTCACAGCTTATTGAGGCTGCTATACTATCAAGAGGAGGTGAGAATGCAAAAATACTCTATAAGGCCAATTACCAGAAGTTTGTGAAGGAAGGGGATACGGAAATGGTTGATGTATATTTAGCGTATTCAAAGGAAGTTTTATGTTAAAAAAAAAAGTATGAAAGTAAATCTTAGGGAAATCGAAGTAGGAGACATCTTCTCGGAAGAATCTCACTATGTTGTCAAAGAAGTAAAGTCAGAAAGTGTTGTATTCAAGCATCTTGAAAGTGGAAAGACTGTAAATCTTAGTAACGAGTATGTCTATAACATGCTCAATACTTCAGACCAATATGAGAAAGAAGTAAAGGTTACTAGAGAGGACAAGAAAGATGGTACCCCCGGTATCAGGACTATCTTTGAGGGTATCAAGTCCTCTGAAGTATTCACTGTGGTCTTCAAGAAACAAGATAAGGCCAAGACTAAAAAGCAGTTTGAATCTGAGAAGGAAGCTCAAAGAATGGAAGCCATTAGTATGATTGATAGGGCAAAGAGACAGAAGAAGTCTATGGCCACTGCCTATAAAGAAGCTCTTGAGTTTGTTCAAAGCAATCCTATAAAGGATTATACTGAAGGAGAGGATAGGATATTGAGAGGCTTCAAGATTCAGTTTGTCTCAAGAGATGGCAAATACAGATGTATGGATATGGACATTGAGAAGACTGAAAAGGATACAGGGGAGAGGTTGGTAAACATTAACACCATATCTCAACTTATCTACAGTGGAGTAAAATATACAGTTGAGTAACTTTGCAAGGAGGAGTAAGTTAATCACTTATTCCTCCTTAACTTTCTATGCAGCACATTGCATATTAAAATTAAATTTCTTACCTTTGCACAAAATAATACTTTTAATTATATGAGTTGTTTAACTATAACACCAAGAATTAAAGAATTAGCTAAAAAGTTTCCTAATGAGACAGAACAATCAGTACTCAATCTGGTTGGTATGTGGCAGGAAAAGAATAGTAAGTCTATTGAGGATATTCCATTAGAAAGTGAACTTAATGATTTTATTAAGGAGCTTAGAAGTGGAGAAGCTGTTGAACAGCTTGATGAGGCACTTAGTAGTTCTTTTGATACCCCAAGGATTACTTCTATTGAGGAGCAACAAAAGGTGGACTTACTCTTTGACCCAAGAACAAGAAGGGATAGGGTAACACTTATTGCAAGATTCTTTAGCAATGAAGTTGATAATGCCCTACAGGAGATGTCTGATTCTTTGAAGAGAAGAATTGATAATGCAAGTGGTGTAGAGAAAGAGGGATTGCAGGCTGAGCTTAATAGCTTGGACAGGTTCTCTGTCATAAGGAAATATACACCTGCTGGTATATTCAAGAGAGTAGCCAATATCTTCAATTCTTATGTGCAAGATACTGAAGAGGGCAGAATCCAGCAAGAACTTAATGCAATCAACTCCATGAAAGGTGCTGATAAGTTCTCTGATGAGCAGAAGCTGGAAGCTGCTAAGAAGAAAGCTGCCTACAAGAATCAGGAATATAAGAAGATAGTTGATGACCCTTATGTCTATAAAGCTCTTGCTGAGGAAGCAAGTACATTGCTTGTAATGACAGAGGGTATTAGAATAGACCCCAATTATATTGCACCTGCTGATGCAAACCTCAATAATGATGACCCGGAAGGCAATAGTGAAGTGGATAATGAGGCAGAAGATTGGAGACAAGAAGAGGCTTATAAGGATGGTTGGATAACCAATTTCAGACAAGTAAGTTCTCATGAGTCACTGTCACAGGCTGTAAGGAGAGTAATCAGGCAAGTACCTAAACTTGACTATAGAGGTAAGTATGAAAAGGATGATTTGGGTTTCACAAGATACCTTGATGCAGACTATGTCCATGCTACCTTCATTGACAAGTTAAAGGATATGATTAACTCCGATGATATGATTCCTCTCATGGAGGATTTACAAAAAATCAAGCCTTGGGTAAAGCAGGTTACCAAACTTATTCAAGGTGATGAGATTTTGTTCTCTCAATTCTATCAGGACTTCAGGAAGGATTATATGCCTTATTGGATTCAGAAGAAGAGGATAATGCCTGATGGTACACTAAAGATGGAGACTATTGCCATCAACAAGCCTGAAGGTGTGTATTACCTTCTTGATGCTTGGAGGGATAATTATGAGAATGGAATACAGCTTGATGATGATAGCATATATGAAAAGAATGGAGAAATAAATAGGGATAATGCAGCCAAAGGATTACAATGGACTGAGACATTAAACAATATGTTTCAGAACCTTGATACAGAGTCCAGACTTCAACTCTTGGAGAGAGAAGATGTATGGAATACCATAATGAAGTTGCTTCACATGTTGGGTATTGATGCTAATCCCTCTGTATTAAAGACTTCATTGACTAATATAAAGACTGCTACAGGGGTTACATTTACTGACCCTATTATGCTTCTATTACCTCAGTTAAACATTATATTTAGTGGAGTTGCTGGAGGTAAAGTGCAGGATAAGGTGGATGAGAATGAGGCAGTTAAGAGAGGGGACCTTATCAATACCTTTGGTTCTGCCTATAATACAATTGCAAATATGATGGCAGAAGTAACTGAAGATGCCATAGAGAGTAGTGTCAGGGAGAATGATAAGTCTTACTATTCTCATGTTACTCCTAACTACTTAGGTAAGCTTATTAAGAATCTCAAGAATGTCATGAATGACAAAAAGAGATTTGAACAGTTTATGCAGACAGAATTCAAGGACTATGAATGGTTTTACAAGGATGGTTACTGGAGAAATGACTGGTTGGCTCAACTGAATCAGTTTGATGAGTTGAGAAGAGGTCTTAATCATAAGGTAGTGTTAAACTCTGATAAGGTGGACTACACCAACTGGGATGATTTGGATTACACCTTGGCTCTTTTGACAGAATATTGGGGAGACCCTGACTCTGCAAAGTCAAGTATAAAGTATGCTTGGTATCATGTACCTATTCTTTCAGATAGCCCCTCTGCTGAATTTATCAGATTTAGAAAGTACACCACAGGTGATGTGCTTGATGAAAATGGTAAGAAGAGGACTTATGATGATGTTATCCTTGACAAGTTAGTAGACTTGGTTAATCAAGAGTATGACAGAATTATGCTGGTTAGAGAGAGGGATGAGGCTTATCAGAGAGGAGATAAGAGTGTTGAACCTATAGCAAACTATGATATTGTAAGGAAGAAAGATGGCTCTATAAAGAGTCTTGGAGGTGCAGAATTTAAGTTCCTTCCTGCTCTTAATAACATCAAGTATGACAATGGAGAATCCTTTATTGATAGACTAAGCAAACTCAGAAACAAAGGTACTGGTGCTGAACTTAGACTGTTTCTAAGAGAAACACTTAATGACATGATGGAAGATGGTTTTGAACAGACCTACAGAGATTGGGTAGCCATAGGTCTACTTGATGAGCTTCCTAATGGCAAATATAAGTACTTACCTTTTGAAGGTCAGTCTAAACAAAATAGCATAACTGCTAAAGCACTTATCAAGGCTAAAGATGCCTTAGGTTCTTTATGGACAACTAATATGGAACTGTTGCTTAGAGCCTATAACAACAATAGTGCTTTTGGCACTAGAGAGGCAAATAACCTGATGGAGCAGATTAAGAATTTACTTACAGATAAGGCTACAAGAGGTGAAATGGAGTTGAAAGATGTCCAATCAATCTCAAGGAGTCTATTTGTAAAGAACAATGCTAAAGATGCTCTCAGAGAGTACTATTGGAATAGTAAATTAGCTACTTCACAGATTATCCAACTTACTACTACTGACCTTGCTTTCTATAAGAACCTTGAGGACTTTCAGAAGAGATATAAGGAGGTTCATGCTCCTGCTCTCAGATTGAATACTAAAGCTACTTATAAAGGTGAGAGAATTGGTAGAGATTGGGAGAGAACTATTTACTTGAAGGATGATGAAATAGTATCTGCTGTACTTGAGGATATTAAGACTGTACTTGATGAAAAGGTCAAGAAAGGTGAGATGTCCAAGATAGACAGGGATAATATCATCAGTAAGTTCAGAAATGTGAATGTAGCAGATGCCCAAGCTTACAGAAGCCTGAGTTCTTATAGAGCTATCCTAGGAATGTCAGGTCAATGGACAGATGATATGGAACAGGCATATAACAACTTCAAGAATGGAGATTGGAATATAAAGGACTTCAATATCATTTGGCAGACCAAGAAACCTTATGTCTATACACAAGTCAACAATAATAGTGGTGTTGAAGGGCATACTGGAATCAAAACCCCTGTGCAGCATAAGAACTCAGAGTTTCTGTTACTTGCAATGCATGAGTTGGTAGCTGGTCCATTAGGAAGGTCAAGCAAGCTGAAAGCCATAAATAAGTTTATGGAGGATAATCAGATTGATGTGGTACAGTTTGAATCTACTACCAAAGTTGGTAAACAGGGTGTGATAGATTTGAATGATGTAAATACAGGGGACGAAGTCCTCCAAAGACTTAATGATACCACAGGTATTGGATTTGGTAATGAGAATCCCAATGTAGTACATAAAATATCTTATGAGGATTATGGTATTCAGACTGCAACTCCTGAGCATGCTATTGATGCAGTTCAGTTAGTAGGTACTCAAATTAGAAAGCTTATTACTGCTGACATTAGTGATGATACCACCATTACAGTGGATGGCAAAAGCATGACTAAAAAAGAGTGGCTTGACCTGTATAATGCTATCAATACTGAGAATATCTTACAAGCATTTGCTGATGTGGATGAGATATTCAAAGACCCGGAGGAAGTGGAGAAAATCCTACTTGAAGAGATTAGAGGTAATCAGAGGTATGGCATGGATACGATGAGGGCTTGTACTCTTGATGAGAACAACAACTTCAATATACCTCTCTTTGACCCTGTACAGTCTCAAAAAGTACAGACATTACTCAATAGTGTAATCAAGAGTAGAATTACTAAACAGAAGATTAGAGGTGGAGCATTGATTCAGGTATCTGATTATGGTCTGACTGATGAACTTCATGTAGTATTTGAAGGTGAAGGTGCCAACAAGAGAATCAAGTACCTTGAATGTTATATGCCTGCATATAGCAGAGAGTTCTATGAGCCTCTTATGGACCCAAATACTCACCAACTTGATGTGACTAAGCTGCCTGAGGACTTAAGAAAGTTGATTGGTTATAGAGTTCCAACAGAGGATAAGTATAGTATGGCTCCCCTGTATATCAAGGGATTCCTACCTCAACAGAATGGTTCTGCAATTATGCTTCCTGCTGAGATTACTACTCTATCAGGTTCTGACTTTGATGTGGACAAGATGTATATCATGTTGCCTGAGTTCAATATATCCAAGGAAGTGAATTGGAAAAAGTTTACTGATTTGGTTATGCAGAATCAGGGATTCAGGAAGTGGGGTATAGACAATGTCAAGATGACTATTGACCAGATTAGGAATGGCAATATATCATTCTCAGAAGATACTCCTGAAATGCACCTTTTTGACTATTATAACGATATAAAGGACAATTTGATGGAGACTAAGATAAGAAAGGTCAAGTACAATTTCAGCAAATCTCCACAGGAGAATAGTCTTGAAGCAAGAAATAACCTATTGATAGATATGATGTATGGGGTTCTCACTAATGCAGATACAGCTTCCAAGATTCTTAACCCCGGTGGTTTTGATTATCAAAAGAGGTCTGCAAGAATAATGACTATCCTAAATGATTCTTATGAGGGTGATTTGAGCACTGCCTTGCAAGCAATAGGAGTAAAACTTGATAAGACTGTTCAAGAGAATGGTAAATCTTATCCTAAGTCCATTGCTTCATACTTGTTTGACTTAGACCTTGATACTCTTGATAAATTGGCTGAAAAGACTAAGACCAAGATGGACCCATTATCTCCAAGAACTCAGGTAATGTTACATCAACAGAATATGACTGGTGCAAAGCTGATTGGTATATATGCCAACCATAATGCCAACCATGCCCTGATGCAGCACACCCAGCTATCTCTAGATGAGGAAAATGGTTCATTTACACTGAATGGAAAGAGACTTACATCTTTGCATGATGTCATGAATAGGGATAAGGAATTTATCTCAAAGAACAATGCTGGCTTCCTAGCTGCTTCTGTGGATAATGTGAAAGACCCTGTGCTTGCAGCACTTAATCAGAATACGTTTACTGCTGATGCTTCTATGCTTCTTTCAAGATTAGGTTATAATCCTATTGAAATAGGTTTGCTTATGATGCAGCCTATTGTCCAAGAGATTACTCAAACCTACTTTAGAGAAAGTAGAGAGGGTAAAGGCAAAGATACTATTATTGATGAGGTACTTGACAAATACAAGGAAAAGGCTGCTCTTAATAGTGACTTGACTTATGATAACTACAAGAATAACAGCTTCTACATTGAAGAGCTTGCAGACAATATAATGCTTGCCAAGGAGGCTGTTACTGATAGGTCTCAGACTTCTGACTTTAGGAAGATAGAGTTCTACCAGAAACAAGTTGCAGTTGGTTATCTGTTTAAGAGAGTTATGAACTCTGCCAATGCTTTGGGTCAATTAGTACAAGCCACAAGGTCTGATACCCAAGGTGGTGCTGCTGGTCCTACTATTGCAGATACAGAGTTGAAGATACAGAAAGTAAAAGACCTGTTAGACCAAATAGAGAGTAATGATAAGTTCCCATTGAAGAATGCCAATGTCATATATGATGATTTGCTTGCAGATAATCCGGACACTGACACTCTTAGAGAAAGATTATTATCAGCTCCTCTCCCATTCTTACAGGCTTTCTACACCCTTGGTTTGCAGATGTCAGAGAGAATGTTGGGTTCTTATTTCCCTCAATATACTGAATCATTTAGGTCTGTAATTGATAGCCTTAGAGATTTGACAAAGACTGGCAGGTTAAATGTAAAGACTATGAATAGCATCTACAATGACTTACTTGCCTATATAATGTCAAAGAATGGATTCTTTGGTTCTGAGCTGGTTGTAAACCCTGACTCTGAAGTAGGCGATGTTGTTGTTTCTTCTTCTGAAAAGAGAAAAGATTTTATCAATAACTTCTCTGCTTACTTTAAGAAAGTAGTAACAGACAATGAGGATATAGCTGACCTTGAATTTATTAAGAGACTTAAGGTGATTAGAGCAAATGACACTAATCCTGTGGATACTGTAGTGTTCAAAAATGTAGGTCAATTAAGTCCTACTCTAAGGGAAAGATATATGAGGGATTGGACATCTCTCCTATATATGTCTAATCCTGAAGCTCAGAGACTTGCTCTTAACCTGTTCAGGTACAGCTATTACAGGAATGGCTTTGCATTTGGCCCAAATACCTTCATCCACTTGGCTCCTGTGGCAGTGAGAAACATCATACCAGAGTATATAAGTACACTAAGAAGCCTTACATTATCCAATGATGATTACAGTCAATTTGTAGACCAATATGTCTATAACCACTTGGATGATAGGAAGTTGGTTCCTGAAGTTCCTGACACAGCCTCTGTCCAGTTCATAGGAGAGGATAATGAAATCAAGGATGTGGTTACATTTGTGATTGATGGTGATGCTACCTTTGGTGATAAGAAAGTCATCAAGAAAAGGATAGATACCCCTGATGGCCCAGTCTATGACTTCTTCAAGTATATAGGTAAGAGAATCAGAGGAGGTTATGTCTATTACAAGTTACTCTCATTAGGTACTGAGCAGGCTAATGTGGCAACCTATGAAAGAATTGAACCACTAGGTTTCAGGAACAGCTTTATTGAGTATGAGTATGGTAAGGATGCAGAAGAGATGGAAACTGTAATTGATAAGAACAAGAAGGATTATGACCCTTATACAGATACATTGTCAAGATTTGATGATGGGAATATAGAAGTGGATTATGACTCCATGCCTGATTATCAAGATATTCCTCAGGTGGATGTAGATGCTTTCCAACAAGTATATGGCACTCCTCTTGATGCCTCTGCTCCTAGAATGGATGATATGATGTCCATTGAACCTAATAAAGAATATAGAGATGCAGAAGGGAATACTATCTGTTAATAATCCATATTATATAAAGTTTACAAAAGTATGGCAAGAAGTTGCGCAATTATTCCAACAGTAGAAAATAAAAATGGTCAAAAAGTGGACAGCAAGTTATTTAAGGACTTGCTGTCCTTCGCTTCCAATAATAGGGAACAGGCCAAGTACATATATAAAATTACAAAGTCTGACTATTTTGTAAGGAACTTTATGCCAAAATTAACATTGGATGAAAACAATGAGCCTACACTGAGAAGTTTATTAAAGCAAACTAATCTTAGCGAGGTTATTCCTGAGTCTAAAGTACTTGAAGTACTTAATAGAGAGATTGGGTATTATAAGAAGGGAATGGATAGACCTGCTCTTTGGGTAAACAATGATGAGAATTATCAGAAGTTAAAACAAAGGGCTATAGCCTTTAATCAAAACTCTGAGTTTAGAGATGATTATGTGGCTAATATAATCAAGATTCAGGACTCTGAGTCCCCAAGAATATTCATAGGAGTAAAGGTTGAGAAAAGAAATAGGCTTAATTCTGTAAATGCAGATAAGATGGAATACAATGAAAACCTTAACAATAGGTTGAGAGGTATTCTTGAATCTCATGGTATAGGGATAGGTGCTTTGACTGACCTTGAAAAGAGAATGGGTATTCATGGTGTAACTGACTTTGACGTTGCAAGGAATGCAGCAAATGGTCTTATTGAAATGATTAGGCTTGCTAATGGTATTCAAGGTGAGAAGGCTCTCCCTGAAGAGTTTGCACACTTTGCCATTGAAGCTATGGGAGATAATCCCCTTGTGACAAGGCTAGTCAACAATATATCCTCTAATGGGTTGGCAAAGGAAATTATAGGTGAAGACTATGATACTTATGATACTTTATATCATGGTGATGAGTCTAAGCTGGCAAAAGAAGCTGCGGGTAAATTACTTGCAAAGCATTTATTACAAGGTGAGGATATTCCATCAAAGCCCTATAAGAATCTTCTGCAAAGAGTAATCCAAGCAGTTAAGGGTTTCTTTCAGAAGCTCAGCGCAAGTCCTATCCAGAAAGCCATGAAGGAGGCTGACAAGAACTTTGGTTCTTTAGCAAGGCAGATACTTGATGGAAGCTTGGATGAAACTATCAGTGTTGACAATATTAAATCAAGTGGAGTATTATATAATACCTCAGAGAGGATAGCTAGGGATAAGAAATTACTTCAGGAAATCATTGGTAATGAGCTAAAGAGATTGAAGATTTACGAAAAAAGAAACCCCAATAGCCAGTTTAGCGCCAACCAAAGGCTCCTTATTGATAGGTTAGATATTGAATTGGCTGATAATAATGAGATAGAGGGCATTTACACATTCCTAGAGAATGCACTTGAAGAGTTATCTAAAGTGAATAACAGGCTCACTATGTTACAGAATACTCCTGCTACTGATATAAATGAGAGGGCTAGGGTATTAAGGGATGTAAGGAACTACTTATATAGTTATAAACATATTACTGATGACATAAGAAAATCCCTTGTTGATGAGGAAAAATATGAAGACAATAGATATGGTCAAAGAGTAAGGGTAGCACTTGATAATACAAGTACATTGCTTGGTGACCTGTTTGTCAAATATAATAATGTATCAATGCCTCTCTTTGTTGATTTTATCAAGCCCTTTGTAGGAGAGAGTATTACTGTCCCCTTTGGCAAGTTTAAGGGTAAAACCATGACTGCTGAGGATTTGGTTAAAGTAGCTGACAATGATATATCATTCTTTGACAGGTGGCTTGATTCTATGGCAGACTCCTCAGACTATATGTTGAAGGTAATGGACCAAGCTGTCAAGAAGAGTAAGGAAAATGCAAGGCTTGAGACTATTAATGTCATGAAGGAGTTGCAGGCTGCTGCTATCAGGCTAGAACAAGCTGGTATAAAGAATACTGACTGGATGTTTGAAAGGGATAGCAAAGGTAATCTGACAGGTAACTATATATCTGAGATTAACCAAGGCTTATTCAAAGAGAAAGTTAGGGAAATGTTCAAGTCTCTTAATGAGAAGTATGGGCATAATCCTGTTGGTGATTATGCAGAAAAGTACAGGAGGGAAAGACAGGCTTGGTTTGATGCCAATATGGAGATTGTTGATGGAAAGAAACAACCTAAGGTATCCATTTATGGCAACAAGGCTTATCAAAACCTGAATCCTGCTCAAAAAGAGTATTATAATAAGGTTATGGATATAAAGGCCAAGCTAGATTCATACCTTCCTGACAAATATACTACCTTAACCAATGCAGTTAAGATTAGAAAAGATTTACTTGAAAGAGTAAAGTCTTCTGATGGTGTAAAGTCCGGAGCAAAACAAATATGGGAAAGCATAAAGGATGAGTTCATCAGAAGGACAGATGATACTGAGTTTGGTGATAGGGCTACTGTGAAAGACTTTGAAGGCAGAGAAGTGCAGGTACTCCCCATCTATTATACCAAGATGAAGAAGGGAGAAAGTCCTAATGACCTATCTACTGATGTGACATCTACCCTTACAGCTTATGCTGCTATGGCAAATGATTTCAATGAGATGGGTAAGGTAATTGATGTTCTTGAACTTGGCAGGGATATGCTAAGGGAAAGGGAAATAGTACAGGTAAGAGGAGGTAAACCTCTTGCAGAGAAGTTCAAATCTGTAGGAAGAAAGGTAGAATCAACATTGACTAAGTCAGGGGATGAGACAAGATTCATGCAGAGATTAAATGATTTCTTTGAGATGCAAGTGTATGGCAGGTATATGGCAGATGAAGGAACATTTGGCAATACCAAGATTGATAAAGGAAAGGTAGCTAATTTCGTTAATAGGGTGACTTCTCTTAACACATTAGCAATCAATGTACTATCTGGCATTTCCAATGTGGCTACTGGTGGAGTGATGATGAGAATTGAATCTTTCTCTGGAGAATTCTTCAATGAATCCAATACTCTTAGGGCTGACAGGAATTATGGTCAGGCATTACCTGAATTCCTTGCAGAGATTGGTAATAGGGTTAAGACAAGCAAGCTTGCTTTGTGGGATGAACTATTCAATGTTATGCAGGAATATGAAACTGATGTCAAGGAAGTGAACTTTGATAGGAAGACATGGTTTAGCAGAATGTTTGGTACATCTGCATTATTCCTTATGAATAATGCTGGAGAACACTGGATGCAGAATAGAACTTCATTGGCACTTGCAGATGCTTACAAAATGAAGGCTCCTGATGGTAAAATAGTATCTTTATGGGATGCTATGGAAGTAGTTCCTATTGATAAGAATAATAAGAAGTTAGGTGCTAAACTTCAATTAAAGCAAGGTTATACTAAGGAAGATGGCTCTGCATTCACAAAGGATGATATTATAGCTTTCAGTAGAAAGTCTGCTGCCATAAACCAAAGAATGCATGGTATCTATAATAAAGCTGACAGAAATGCAGTGCAAAGGCTGGCTATAGGTAGAATGGCAATAATGTTTAGGAAGTGGGTGAAACCCTCACTTAACAGAAGGTTCAAATCAGCTTCTTACAATATGGACTTACAAACTTGGACTGAAGGTTACTACATAACTACAGGCAGGTTTCTATGGCAGTTGGCACAGGAACTTAGAAAGTCCCAATTTGATATAGTATCAGATTGGAACAAATTATCAAAAACTGAAAAGGCTAATATTAAAAGAGCAGTTACTGAGGTTGCCCATTATTTAGCGATAGTGGCAGTACTTGGAATGATTGATTGGGATGATAAGGATAACAGACCTTGGCTTACTAAGATAGTAGAATATCAACTTAGAAGACTAAAGACAGAAACTGGTGTTTTAATCCCAGGAAAGCCTATGGTTGATGAAGGATTGAAAATTATGAAATCCCCAGCAGCAGCCGTCCAGACAATTCAATCTACTTTAGATTTAGTTGGGTTGATTAACCCAATGAATTATGAAGTGTTTGCAGGTGAGGATGCTCTTATACAGTCAGGACAGTTTAAGGATAAGACTAAGGCTTATAGGCTCTTAATGAAAAGTCCATTAGTTCCTATGAGAAGTACTATTACAAGAGGTATAGACCCTGAATTGGCTATACCTTATTTTAAGCAATAATTAAAAGAGGAGATTCCTCTCCTCTTTTTTTTTATTCACTATAAATAATTTATTTATCCACTTGCATATTAGTGGATTTATTTGTATCTTTGCAGTGAACAATAGAACATTTAATATGGAAGAAATTTGGAAAGATATTCAAGGATATGAAGGTTTGTACCAAGTATCAAACTTAGGTAGGGTTAAGTCTCTTGGAAGAAGTGGGAAGGGATGTAGTCTAGAAGATAGGGTCCTAAAGCCTATGATTAATGATGATGGCTATGAGTTAGTAAACTTAAAAAGTAGCAATCATATTGCTAAATGGCATTCTGTACACAGATTAGTAGCAATACACTTCATTCCCAATCCTAATGATTATAAAGAGATTAATCATAAGGATGAAATTAAGAACAATAATATTGTGTCTAATCTTGAATGGTGTACAAGAAAATACAATGTTGGATATGGAACTGTTAAAGAGAGACAGTCTATTAATAAAAGAGGACAATCAAATAGCTGGCTTAATAAACCTGTTCTACAATATAGCTTAGATGGGAAATTTATAGCAGAGTATAATTCTACTACTCAAGCAGCCAAGGAACTGTCTCAGACCTTAAATAAAGATTGGGAGAAGATAAAGAAAGCAATTAATAATCAGCTAAGGATATACCCTAATGGTAAATCCTATGGCTATAAATGGAGATATAAATTATGAGTGAATTAGCTGCAACAGTAATTTGTGCTGGTATATTTTGGTGGTTATTTAATCCTAATAATGCCAGTAAATCTAAGTGAATTGTTAATGATGGAAGTAGGAGGAGTGAGTAGATTAAGTTCTACTCCTCCTCCTATTTTTTTTTTAATTTTTTTTTTTACCTAATAAAATAGGGCAAGGTGATTAACCCTGCCCTAATAAAAAATTTCATCCTATTGACTAGAAGGCTATACACTTGATGGCTTGGTCTCTTTCTTCTTGGGAAATTGAATCAAACTTCTCCTTAGTCCAACCCTTCTTCAATAAGTTCTCCTTAATAGCGTCATCCATCATATCAAATGTGGTCAATGTTCCTTTAGGAAGCTTCCTATACCTAGTATCATCATTGGTTCTACTATAAGTGCCAACATTATTGGTAGCTGATTTTACTTGGTTGGCAGTAGGAACTACTATTTCCTCAAATTTGCCTTCTGTACCACTGTATAGAACACCATCATATTGCTTCAGTTCATCAGGAGCATTTTCTCTATTGAACATATTCACTATTTCACCTCTTCTAGTGGACTCATCCATGTCTAAAGTACTATCTATACCTACAATGAATGGGTTCCTCATATTGACAAACAACTCCATAATATTACCATACTGCATGGCCTTGCCCTTTACAGAAGATAAGTATAATCCCTTGCCATAATATCCTTCATCTGTAGCAGAGCCAAACAGATTTGGATTATATGTAGTCCATTGGCTGTTGGTACCATGATATACTACCAGAGGTTCACCATTTTCATCAACCACCTTACTAGCTTCCTCAGGATTATTTTCCCAGTCCCCAAACCATTCTTTAAATGCTTTGGTTCTTACATGGATATATTGCCTTTCAGTAAGGTTTGAGGGTTTCTTATTAGGTGCCAATAAATTACCCTGCTCATCTCTTGAATTTTTTAGTATATCCAGCATTTCTGGAGTATACTCCTCTTGTCTAAGTCTGGATTCATCAAGAGATTTAATCTTTTCCTCTTTATTAGCATATTTTCCTTCATTAATAGCCCTGAAATAGTAGATAGAAGATGGCCTAAAGTCTTTCCAATACTTAGTCTTAATGAATAATGACTTAAAGAAGTCTATTATCTTCCTTCCTAAGCTTCTGGTATCCTTTCCTCCTTGCATTACAAATGCCCTGAAATCCTCAGCCAGTTCTTCTTCCAGCTCAAGGTTACCCATATTAGGATGCTTTCCTCTATACTCATTCAATAACACCATCCTCTCATTATTGTCTAGAAGGAGATTAAACACAGCATGGAATGCTTCATGGTATGCAGTACCTTCAGCAGCTATATCAGACAAAGTGATAATGCCTTTATCAAATTGGCCCCAAGCCAATGCACCTTGACTTCCTACTTTAATAAGACCCTTTACTATATGTATCCTATCACTTTCACTTAATTGGGGCAATGTCTTTGCAATCCAATCAAGTTCCTTTTCCTGATTCCATACAGTAGCTTCTGTAGAATCTACTCTTCTCAAAGTAAACTCATCCTCAAACTCTTCATCGTGGTTATTGATTGCCTGCTCCTTTTGTGCAGTATAAGCAGCACCTGTTTGAGTATTGCCTTGATTAATAGTAGCAGGAGTTACTGTATTGGTAATAGGAGCTATATCGACAGCAGGAACCTCATCAGGATTGAATAGCATAGTCTTTTCATTAGACATATCCTTAACCTTTTGTGGTTTGGCACTTAAAGCTTTCATTATAACATTAAATGCTTCCTCATCTGATTTACTAAGTGTTCTGGTATCTACAAGCTTACCATTTGGTAATACCACAAAGTAAGAAGATGACTTATTCATTTCACCACCTCTGCCAAATCCCCTATCTCTTTCCTTTGTAATGTATATAGGAATCCCTTCTACTTCACCAGCCTTCTTGATATATCCTTTATACAATTTCCCGTCTTTCTCATAATAACCCACAATAGAACCTTTTCCCAAAGAGTTTTCAGGCAGTATCCTATCTACAGGATTCTGAGTTTCCAATGAAGTTTCAAAGATAGGTAGTACTTGCTGGCTCTGTGCTGGAGTAGCAGGAGTTTCAGCAACCTTATTTACCTCAACAGGACTGACTAAAGGCACATTTACAGCAGGATTATACTCAACAGGAATACCTTTCTCACTTTGTACTGCTGACACATTCTCCTTGTCATAGCTCAACACAAATGGCATTATAGCCAGTTTGGTAATCGGGGTTCCATATTGGGATTCAAACAGGTTCTTGTATGCAGACAACTGTAAGGTATAGTAATCCTTTGCACTCATTCTTTGAGTGGCAGATGGAGTGGTAAAGTAATTCACCTTGTGTCCATATCTGTCAGTAAAGTCATAGAAGCTGTATCTACTTGATTTCACATCATAGATTCTAAAGTTACCATCCTTATCAACTGATAGAATATCAACTTCTCCTGCAACTCTTGTGCCATCAGGATATTTCTGATACAATATAATATTATCAGCAAGGAATCTTTCTCCCATATGCTCCATATTTGATTTGACCCTGTTAAGAGTAGTAATCAAATCCATGAAGGCATTTTCTGACATATTAGATGGCTTGACTATCCTTGATACATCTCTTATAGTGAAATATTGCCTGATAATGCTATCTACTGCTGAGCCAGCATCCAATGCTCTTTGTGAGTTGGTACCAGACATCTTGTCTCTTACTGTATTCACAATTACATCTCTACTCTTGGCATCAGTCTTTCCTTGGTAACCATCAAGACTAATCTTGTATTTATTCTCAAGGAATTTCAAGTAGTTATCATATTGTGCTGGAACATCAACCAACTGTGATAACTTGGCTCTTACCTGAGTTAAAGCCTCTGCTTGCTTAGAGGACTCTATCCAGTTAGAACCTAATCTACTGTGTACTCTACTATATTGGTGATACTCACCATCATCCTCAAGTACATAATAGAACTCACCATCAGTTCTTGTCTTATCTACTTTCTTTTGGTTCTCATATATTTCACTGATAACCTCCTTAGATTTAGCAACTCTATCTTCTTTCTCCTTCTTTCTTCCTGCAATAGTATCTTTTACATCTTGTGCCTCTTGCCCTGTAATGTACTTCTGAGAGGCCCTATCAAGAACCTGTCCATCAGGTGTAAGAACTTTGTTATCTACCATCATTGAAGAGTTTGTAGCATCACCAAAGTTATCTTGTGCCCAAGCCAAGTCAAACAATATTCTATTGCTGTCAGTAACTTCTACACTCTTGCCTTGTTCATCCCTAATAGTATTTGTCTTCAAGTCTACATAGTAAGACTTATTTGTGAAAGCAGATACTATCCTTGTGCCTGAAATAGCACCCTCAGTACCACCTACAGGAGTCTCAACCTTTCTCTTAGGTTGAGGAGCTACAAAGGCTGGGCTTATAGCTTGGTGCAGGTTGCCCTCATTATCAAAGTAATCAGTTGTAAACCAAGTACTTTTTACTGAAGCCTCAGTAATATTTGAGGTAAGAATGTCAGAATTGATAAGCCTGTTATTGTATGCACCCTCATTAATCCTCTTTGTGCTGACTTGTAAAGGAAGGTTGAATTTAATAAGGTGCCCAAGTATTTCATTGTATATATCATTAGGGTCTTTAGGAGCATTGAAAGCACTTGTATCACCTTGGTCTTCTGCTGCTGTTATATCCCATTCTACTCCTGAAATGACAGCAGTCTTACTTCCTGTAGAGAAGTATATATCATACTTATCTTCCTTGATTTGCTCCTTACCATCTATGATAACTTTCTCATAAGTACCATCTGGTCTTTTAATCTTCTTACTAATTACAATACCATCACCTGACCTGCTACTAAACCAAGTAACCATTATATCCTGCATATACAAGTCTTGTGCCAAGTCCTGCATTGCAGCAGATACATCATCTTGTGATGTAGCTGTAGATAACTTAGTAATTGCATTCTTTATATCCTCCCCAATTGGAGTAGAACCTACTGAAGGGTCATTTAAATTAAACTCCTCATTATTGAAGTGCTTAACTCTTACAGCAGCAGGTGAATACTTTCCAGCCCCATTAGGAATAAGTAGATATAGTCTACCTTCCTTTTGGCTCATATCTACTGGCTTGATAACAAGACTGTCATCAACTTTGCCATTAGTTGTCAAAACTCCATTCTTGATGATTCCGAAAACAGGTCTTCTATCATCTGATGATACATTAGGAATATCCTTAAGACTTCTTTCTGTATTACCATAAGGAATCCTACCTATCATTATCTTGGATACCCTTGTAACAGGTGTGGCAATGAATTTACCAGCTCTATTTTCCCTGTTAGCAAACTCATCTTTTATTCTCTCTTCAAGTCTCTTCAGGCCCTCATATCTTGAAACACTGTAATCAGACTCATCCAAGCTGCCAACTACTTGGTTATTCTTTCTATCTATAATGAAGATGGTTTTGTCATTGAAGTCTGGGTCAATCATAAACCCAAGTTCATCACCTGCCTTCAAGTTACCTTCATTTAAATATCTGAATGTATTCTGGTCCCTAAGATAACCATAGATACCAGAGAAGTCCACTCCCTTTTCCCTTTCGCCTACTACAACATCAAATGGCCTAAAGTCACCTTCCTTGCTTGCTTCTATATGCAACTCAGGTATGGCAGGTCTATAGAACTGGTTGACTCTATCCCTACTTGGTCTTTGTGGGGCTTCCACCCTTTCATTGGCTTTCTTATTTTCCTCATTAACCATTTCAGGAGTTACATTGCCAACAGGTATTTCTACTACAGGCAAGTCTTCACTACTTGTTACAGTAGGGACAGTAGAAGTTCTACTGTCTCCAGTAGTATCTCTTCTATCATCACCTCTTGTGGTACCTTCTCTTCTCTCTACAGGCTTCTTATATTCAGGAGAGAACCTATCCTTAAACTTATTGTCATTATTTACCTGAGACATTGCTTTTTGCAAAGCATATTGAGCCTCTTGGAATCTTGTTGCAGACAACTCAACATCACCCTCAGATGCTTCATCAAAGGCATTCTCATTGTTAATGTAGATAGAATTAGGATTAGCTACCTGTTCAAGATTTTCAGAGTTATTAAACTGGTCTTGAAGGAGTTTAATAGCATCTTGCTTTACTTGTGGCTCTTCATCTGATGATTGTATAATCCTACTAACTTCATTATTATATTGTGAGGTCTCTCTATAGTTCTTGGCCATCTCATTACCTTCATCTTCCAAGGCTTTCAAGGTATTATCCCTATTTACTATATCATCTTGGTCATCCAAGATAGCTCTGAACTCTTGCAGATTCTGTGCAGAACTCAAAGAAGTTTTCAAGTCATTTGATTTCTTCTCAGCCTCTTGTTGTGCAGCTTGTTCACCTGCCTTTATATGGTCTTCTACCTGCTTCTGAGGATTCTCAAGGTATTCTTTCAGCTTTGCATTATATGTCTTGGAAGCATTACCTAACTTAACAATATCATTAAGTTTAGCTGTAAGACTCTCTTTCTCATCTGCACTAAGTACTGTTTCATCTACCTCATTAATCTCATCAATCAGTCCCTTAGTAAACTTAGGGTTGGTTGCCAATGTATGAGCAAGTACATTATTATCCTGACCTCTCACCATATTAAGAGTATTGATAGCACCTTCAATTACTCTTACATTCTTATCTGCCTGTTGGTATCTCTCAGTTATATCTGCGTTAGACTGACCTTCAAATTGTCTGACTTGCTGATTAAATCTAAGAAGTGAATTCAAGTTACCTATTACATTACCAATAGCTGACTTCACTTCTCCAGACATAGCTGTAGCCCTTTCAGCCCAGTTACCAATCTGGGACTTCATCCAAGTCAGTTCCTCAAGTTGGTCATCTGATAATTGCTGGCCTGTCCTAATATCAATGTCATCTCTTATCTTCAGGTAATCACTGATGGTCTTGGTCATTTCATCATGATTCTGCTGTAGTTTCTCTATCATCTCCTGTTTGCCCTCTGGAGTAGCATACATAGGGTTTCCATTCCTATCTACAAATGGGCCAACCTTAGAACCATCTTCAAGAGTAGTTGTGGTATTCTCTACAATAGAGGCAAGATTCTCGTCTGATGTATCAAATGCAGCATCAATAAGTGTGTTAAGGTCTTCCATCCTTCCTGCATTATCAAACATGGCAATATCAGATACCAACTGGGCATGCTCTGCATTTTTGAAGTTGAACTCATCACCCTGCTCAGCAGCCCTATTCATATCATTCTGATACTTATTATGCCTGATAAGACCTTGATAGTAGCTCTTAAACTCAGGAGAATTTACTCTGTCATTCATGTAGTTGGCAATTCTCTCTTCCCTTGCCATCCTTTCATTGTAATCTCTCCACTCATTTATGGCTCCTCCCTCAATTGTAACAGGAGATTGGATACCTCCCTGCTTATTCCTTATACTTCTGAATCTAGGCATACCCAGTGCACCTGTAAGAGCACCAATAAAGAACTCTTCCCAAGAAGACCCTTCGTTGACAGTCTCATTTACTCCTTGGGCAAATGCCTTAACCCAATCCAATGTTTCCTGTGAAGCTTCAGGGTCAGTCTTTGACTTGTAGAAGTTGTTTACATCAGTTGAATAATAATTGCCTGCTGTCCTACTTGCTATACTCTGTGCCATCTCCTCAGCACCTTCTGACAGAGCACCTCTTGTTATGGCAGCAATGGTTCCTAATCTTGTAGTACCAGCAGTATATTCCCCTAACTTTTCCACTATGTTGGTAGCCTTTCTTGCAGTCTTGAATCCATTGGCATACAGTTTGCCAAACTGAGTTATATTGGAAGCCAACAGGACAGGTATATTCATAAGCAAATCCACATTACCCATCTTTAACCTGTCTTCACTCAGCTTACCCAATGCCTCATTGTATGCTTGGCTCTCAGCAGATACAAGCTGATTATACATTTCAGTACCACCATAAATATCCCCTATAGCCTGCATCCTTTGATTATACCTGTCATCAAGCTGTGCTTTTTGCAACTCAAACCAATCCTTACTATTATTCAGGGCTTCTATTCTTCCCTCATTTACTGAGGAGATAGTAGCTCCTACAGCAGAATTGACTATTGCTGGAGCCTTTGATGAGTTCTTAATGGCTCCTATTAATTGAGGCAGTTTAGAGGCTTTCAACCCAGCAGCAGTTATATTACCACTATAGAAGGCACCTACACTGAATCCTAGGTTCTTGATAAACTTGTCACCTATAAAGTTTGCAGTAAAGATGTTCTCATACCAAGGCTCTTCCTGCTCATCTCTTGTATAGTAATTAGGCAATGTCTCTTCAGACCATTCATTGACTGATTGCATAGCCTTGGAGAAATCATTATCCCATAGTCCAGACCACCTCCCCTCATTTATTGCAGTACCTGCACCAAGCACTAATCCTACAGTACCATCAAGGAAAGTGGTACCTGTCAACACAGCTCCTTTAGCAAGACCTGCCCCTAATTGGGCATACCAAGGCTGCTCTATAGCTCTGACTTCATTCAGGTCATCAGCCTGACTGACAAAGTTTATGTCTTCATCATAGACACTTTGACCATACCCTTTGTCAGCCAGCTCTATGCCTACCTCCTCAGAGGTGGAAGGTGCCAAGGACTGTTGTAATGCCCTTGTACCTCCCAATACACTCAATTCAAACTCTCCCATTTCAGGGACCCTGTTAAGTCCTTTAAGACCTACAGGACCTGTCTTTGTTATATCTTGATACTCCATATTTATTTATTCCCCAACTTTAGAACTGGTCTTTGTCAAGGATTGGTTATATCCGCCCAATCCTATAGAACTTATACCTTCCATAAGAAACATTTCTCCATAATCCTCTGCCTCTTTCTCAGTAAATCCCTCAGACATCAACTCTTTAATCCTCCTGTCATATAGTCTGAACAGGTTACCCATTTCTCCTGAGATAAGGTCAGGATTAAATGCAACCTTTGACCCATCCTTATAAGATACTATTACCTTGTCCCTATGTTTGGTACTGTGACTGAAATCCACTATAGGATTGTCCTCAGTTCCATAATCTTCAGGGTCAAACTTCTTGGAAGTTCTATTAAAGTTTTTATCCAAGATAGTTGCATTTCCAGCCAACGATTTTTCCCAATTCTTTTGGTTACTTATATTCTTAGTCAATACTTCTGATAGATACTCAGGGTCTCCATTTATAAAGTATTCCGTATAGGATTTTGCAGCAGAGTTTATTGTTTCATCCATATTCCTGAAGTCATCAAGCGATGACTTGTTGGTATAACCAATATCCTTTAATGTCTTATAGTCTTCGTCAGACAAAATCTTTATGTCCTCTCCATATTTCTTCTTGAGAGTATCCATAGCTTCTTTCTCTACATCAGACCAAGACCTATGTACTCCATACTGAGCTTGGTATAGTTCAGTTCCTATACCTGGCCTTACAGGTCCTGTCATCTTCCTGTATTCCTCGTACACCTTTAATGGGTTATATGTACCCTTCTTGCCAAAGTAAGAAGCCTTCAGTCCTTTCCCGGGAATATTCAATCTATTCATCGTCTGCCTTGCATTATATATAGTCCCATTAGCCTCTAAGTGTGATAATGTCCTAGGCTTGTAATTCAATGTCGGGGTAGGGTTATCTAAAGCTTTCAATCTCTTCTTCATAGCCTCCTGTGCTGATAACTTGGCCCCATAATCTTCATAAGGAGATACTTGTGTCTGGCCAACTGCCTGATATAATGCTGGAGCTACTCTACTGAAGTAGTCCATAACAGCAGCTTTGTCTGACCACTTGCCTACTCCAGAGACATTAAGCTCATCTTGAAGGATAGAATTAAGGACTCCATTAGTATCCACATCAGTGTCTCCATTAATCAGTCTTTGAATGTCATTGATGGCCTTTGCTACATCAGTATCCTTATATCCATGTTCTTGTAGCCAAGTCTTGACATAGGGGTCAAGTCTCTTGCCATTTCTATAGTCTCTCAATTCTTTGGATAATGCAGAAGCTGTAGTAGCTACCCTCTTAAATCCCTCTTGACTATTAGCCTGATTGAATCTTATAGAGGGATTATTCAGGTATCTGTCTAATGAGGCTGTAGAAGCATCCCCTTCATATACCATACCAGCAGCTCTTCCCTTATATTGTTCTGCTGCCTCTTCTGTCCTTGCCTTATATGCTTGCTCAATAGGAATAATTTCCTTACTGTACCTTGCTCTCATGTTAAGCATGTTCTTCCTGCTTACAGCATTAAGCCCTTCACTTGCAAGCTGACTGGCTTGATTCTCCAAATCATTTGCATAGGTCTTGTACATCTTATAGGTATATGGGTCAGTCTGCTCATTGGCTAAACCATCCCATATACCTGCCTTTGCAGACAAGTCAGTATATTGTTCCTCAATTTCTTTATAACTCTGACCATATATTTGATATGGTTGCAAGTACCTGTCAAAAGAGAAAGGCTGGAACTTGCTATTTACAACCAAACTATAATTTGCCATATTAGTAAGTGAGACCTCCTCTTCTCTTCTTTAATTTTCCTCCTTTAGAATACTTGCCTCCTGCTACAGACATCTTGTAATCTTCCCACTCTTCTTTACTCCATTCCTTAGGTTTCTGGCTTAGAGTACCGAATACTCCTGAGTTGATTAGCATATCCCTGTCAGACCTGTTATAAGCATCTATTCCTATATTACCCAGTGAGTCAAACAGATTAGTCAGGTTAGCACTCATACTTGCACCTCTTCTTGCATCTATTGCATCTCTCATTGCCATAGCTTGTGTAATACCACTTAGCCTTGTACTTCCTGCCTTTAGTGCAGCCTCTTGGTTAGCCATTGCAGCTTTAAGTCCCATTTCAGAGTTTGCTTGATTGGTTCCCCTATTAAACTGCTCTACCATTTGTCTCTGTGCCAAGTTGTACTCCTCAGCCTGTCTTGCTAAGTCTCCCAACTTTCCTTGTGCATTATAGTCTGCTGCAAGCAGTGCAGCATTCCTTGAAGGACTTGAAGAGTTCATGATAGCTCTTCTTGCTGCACCAGCCTGTGCACTAAGCTTATTTATATAAAAGTTCCTGTCAAGTGGTTTATATTGCAGGTAATTCCCTATTGGCTTATAGCTTGCAGGAGTGTAATTACCTACTTTGTTTGCAGCCTCTATGATTGCATCAGGTCCTGTATAGTCAGGTCTGCTGAATATACTTTGACCCAATCCTATTGCAGAACCTACTACAGGTGCATATCTTAGCCAAGTAGTATCAAATCCCCTTCTGTCTGTATTACCTTTTCTTTTGGGTACCCTAACCTTAGCAGGAGTTGTACCTTCCACATTAGAAGGTATATCATATCCTACTTTACCAATACCTGATATTTCCATAGGAGACAGGCCACTAAATCCTGCATAAAGACCATCAATACCTACAGGCTCTATGGTAGAAGGTATGTCATAATCCACATATTTAATCATGCTGGGTCTCTTTGCTGTAGCTGTAATCTCTGGCATCTCTCCTGATTTCCAAGAACCAAATACCGGAGTATATGTGTAATCATCAGGTATAAGACCTCCTTCTGCATATTGTACTCCTTCAAGTCCATATTGCTCTTGCTCCCTAAGAGCCTCTTGCTCTTGCATTAATTTTATGAGGCCATCTTCCAACCCCCTCTTGCTTATTGGGTCATTGGGCCTTTCCTCAGACTCCTTTTGAATCTTTTTGGCAGCATCTGCAAATGTCAGACCTTTGCCACCCTTCAATTTATACTTCTGCTTCACTGAATCAGGTACTTTAATCCTGTTACTAAATACATAATCATTATAAATCACCTCTCCTTCTTCCACAAGATTAGGTATTCCATTATAATCAACCCCAATCTGTACTCCTTCATGTGGATTCTCTTCATGGTATCCTCCATTATTTATAACAGTGATACCATTGGTAAAGTCTGCTCCATGAGTACCCATGAGGCCACCATCTCCAAATGGATTAAAAGGCATTTGTATATTAGGTTTGGTAATAGTTCTCATATTATAATCTGATAAGTCAGACAGGTTGGGAGTGTGCATCTTGTCATATACAGACCTCGCCTTCTTTCTTTTAGAGGTTCTAGAGAATTCCTCTCCCCTGACATATCCTCTTTCAAATGCAGAAGAGGAGGCCTCAGGAGTATTGGATTTCTCAAAGTTGTTCAGACTTTTTCTACTCAACCAATTCATCCTATCTACACTATTAAGTGTATTTTCCAAGTAGTCCATTTGGCTAGGCAGATAAGAGCTTTCAGGTATTCTGGCACCTCTCCATTGCATGATTCCATGTGCTCCCTTTCCACCTCCTCTGGGGTTATAGGCATAGGGATTGAACCTAGATTCTCCATATATTGAACTGTATACAGCAGCCTTTTGGGAGTTATTAAGTTCCATGTTATTTATCCTGTCTGCTATATAGGCACTATAAGGTAAAGTAAACTCTTCATCTATCCATCCCCCATCATCATGTTTCCACTTTCTAGCATTCAAGGCAAAGGTAGCCATCTTCTTTTGTGCAGGTGTACCATGCTCCTTGAACCAAGATGCTGACTTTCCAGTTCTCTTTTTAAGAGCAGTAAACTTGCCTCTGTTCTCAGGCTTGATATGAATCTTACCTCCCTTTGCCATGTAATTGGACATAGCTCTCAAATCATTCATCTTGCCAGCACTTTCTATTGCATTATCATAACTTAGCAGTGCCCTGCCTCTGGCTATCTCTTGTTCCTTCTTCAACTCATTGTATAAATCTTCTGCCTTGTCACTGAACAATCCATCTTTCCCAATATCTGATTGGGAGAAGTCTGCTCCAAAGTCCTGATTAGACCATTGATTAAGTATAGAGTCATTGCTACTGCTATCAACTTTAACTGTACTCAGGGCATTATTGGAGTTTCTGACATTATTGACATTTTCCTCATTAATCTTTGAACCGAATAATGCATTGGTTATACCACCTATTAACCCAGTACCAGCAGACACAATGCCTCCTAATAAAGGGTTGACTGTGCTAATAGCAGAGCCTACAGTACTTCCTACTTTATTGACTGCATTACCTGCTCCTGAATTTAGTCCATTGCTTATTAAACCACTTGCTGTATTACCAGCAGAGCCTAATAATCCAAGACCTAGTTTACCTAAGTTTTCTTTGGTAAAAAGTTTGCTAATGTCCCATATACTACCACCATCATCATATCTATTGATGATGCCAACAGTAACAGGACTATTGTGTTTCCTTATAACTTTTCTATTAACCATGTTATAATAATTTATTTGCAAAGATAAGTAAAGTATCAGAATTATACAAGAATATTATTTAAAAAGTAAAGGGAAGATAAGTTTATTACTTACCTTCCCTTTAGGCTATCTCTATTGAGTTATTCAAAGTAGTGCACTACCATATCATGCAATATGGTCTTATTTGTGTTTTCAGATTCCATAGACAGCTTAAGATATAACCAAGGATTTCTCATCCTGTCTTTATTGTTTGATTTATCTCTTGGTATATTAGCCCTCCATATCCTGAACTTCTTCTTAAGACTTGAAGGTCTTCCAAGTACATGAGTAAGCTTGGATTCACCACTTTGGTATTCATTCCAAACACTAAGAGTGTCATAGGTTGTATCCAATAACTTACCTTCACTATTCCAACTGTCTGCCCTGAACTCAAGAGTATTGAATATCTTATCTTGGGTCATATCAGGATTGGATATGACAGTAGTATAGAAAGGCTGGTAGTTGTTAAAGAAGGTATTATAATCACCTTCATTGTGCAGCCATAGCTTTCCATCCTTTACCCACAGTCCCCTATCTAGTATATTGGAGAAGTATGGTACATTCTCATAGCTGTAGAATGAAGAGAACTGGCCTAATGATTCTGAAAATGCCAAGCACTCATCCTTGCTTATAAAGAATACATCTCCATTTACCTTATCATAGTATGTTACAAATCCACTAAAGTCTTTAGGATTCCATACATTTATTCCAGTTGACCTACTGTTAATCCATGAATGGAATCCAAGCCTATCAGAGATGTTATCCAACTGGTTGTTAAGTAGGAAGATACCTTTGGTAATATCATCTATAAAATAGGTACCATTAGGTGTCCTGCATATAGACCACTTATTAGAACATCCTATACTATCAGATAAGTACCTCTTACCAGTAACTTTTCCACTGTTGGCAATTTCAATAGGCACTCCATTAGTGGGAGAAATCTGCACATTCTCATTATACAATATCTGACTAATGCCTTTATCTTGAAAAGCAAGGATATTATTATTATGCATTCTCAGAGCTGTTATACTACCCTTATCACCATCAAAATCAAGAGTGGATGCAAGAGTGATATTGGTCCAAGTATCAATAAGTTCTCCAGCAGTTTTAGTCTTAGTCCAAGTAACCACATTAGGAAATTTGTTCAATACTGAAGTATCATCAGTACTTACCTTATAGGTAAAGAAGTTATCCTTTTGATTGTATACTTGATTTAGCTTGTTAAAGTTCTCAGGGGTTATATATAGATTAGAAGTATTGCCTCTATTATTGTCATACCTGCCATCTAGATTTACCCTTGTCTCACACATAAATGACATTATCTCAGTCACCGAGTTTTCATCTTCCAAAGTAAATGGATAAGTCTTTAAATGGTCATATCTTTGGAAGTATGTGTCTCCTTCCAAGTACTTTACAAGATAAGTATGGCTGGAGTCATCATCATAGAAATAGGTAGTTTCTCCACATGGTAACCATTGATTACTCTGTATAGCATCATCAGACTCTCCTCCAAACCTATTAGTGACATCACTTCTGTATAATTCTGCTAACCACCACCAGCCATATTGGATACTTTTAACTGTCTTATTAGGACCAGTACCTACAAAGTCTCCTATAACATCCTGAGACACAGAGTTGTATACTTCCAAAGTATCCCAGAAGTTAGGGGCACCATCATGAGTTATTGCAACACAGTTTACAGGCCAACTACTAGATGTAGGCTCTCCATAATCATTACCATCTATGATAGTAGGCAAAACCTTATATGAGTACTTACCCAAGTTGTGCTTGTCTTCAAGTACAATAACAGCATGAGGGGTAGACTTGTACTTTATGTGTACAGGGTCATATGCCTTATTTATTGAGTTATCAGTGAAAGGTATGGTAGGTGTAAAGTCACCAACATATACGTCGTGGTTAGTATATGAGGTATTATTCCGATTATAGGTGGAAGATGTTACAATCTGGTAATAATCACTACCTGAATATTCAGTATTTGAAGTAATCTTATCCACATTTCCATAGTACACTAAAGTACCTTTTCCAGAATGCTCCTGAGCCTTCAATTTGAGTGGAGTAACCTCGTTTGAATTAAAAATCTGTGCATCTGCAAGTTCCCCTGAATCCCATGTACTAGTACTGCTAAGGTACAGGTTAGTGGCAGAGAATTTCAAATTGGATAGCCTCTTATACTGTAACTTGGCAGGTCTATATCCATTCTTATCTGCCCAGCCTGTACCATCAAGACCTCCACTCCTATGCCAAGGATATGTGGCAAAGCCTACCTGCATCCTTCTATATTGTGAGAGCATAATATCACCAAAGTCTCTTTGAATATTATCTATCCAGTTGATATTAGCCAATTGGCTTCTGAATGCCCAAGGGGATATGTTGACACTACCACAAGACTCTTTGTAAAACCCTGTTGGTGGGAACTTCTCATCACCTGCGCCAACCATGGTAGTTCCTGTGGTAGAAGTTACAATGTCAATATCCCCTACACTGGCGGTTACCAAAGTTGCACCTATTATCCTCAGCTTACACTTGGAAATATCATAATTCTCAACTTCACTGTTAAATTCAATATCTGGGGAATGAAGAGTAACTATTGATTGGTCTACAAAAAACTCATGTTTATGCTTCTCCACATATTCACTAAAATCTGTCAGCAAATGGTTTCCTCCTGCAAGGCGTGGAGTGGCAGGAGGGTAGGATATATTCTGTATCTCCGCATTCCTATGAGTGTTTCCTGGTATAGGACTACTATGCCTACACTCAGCCCAAGTACCTGTATCAATCAAGGAAATATTTATATTAACCGACTCATTAGGAGAATAAAACTGCTTATCATTATTTATTATACCATATCTTGACAAGGTTTGGTCACTATATAATGCCTTTTCAGGAACGTCAAATATAGGTGACACATCTGGCAAGCCTGCATCCCCAGACTCTGACCTCATCACATCAAAGGGAATGTTGGGTCTTGAGAACCAAGAAGACTGTACAAATGGGGAATTACTGAATCTGTCACCAACATTATAAACAGTGGGACATAAAACTCCTTGGCATATTACTTCTCTATCCCCTATAGAGGGATATACTATTATAGGTCTGAATCCAATATATCCTAAATCCTTTAGTTTACCAATTATGGTATCATCATTGAATGATACCTCAGGTATGCACTTATAGAATACCAGATTTGAAACACCAAAACTACCATATAAGTCATTAGTACCGGGTGTTTTGGTAATCTGAGCGTCTTTTATGAATACTGGAGAAGACCACCTGCCTGACTTATGCTTAAACTGTATGCCAAATCTGTACCACTCCAAATATTTAAATATCTTAATAGTGCTAGAGTTGTTATTCAACTGAAACTCATGTTGATAATATCCAGAAGGTGTTCCCAAATTAATTGTGGTAACTGTATTGAGGTTTACATTTAATCCTCTGAAGTACTCTCTAATAGAGCTATCAGGCTCAATTCTATTAACATTGATATTTCCTAAGAATAATGTATTGTCCTTTTGGCACATTGTACCACAAGATATGTCTTCTCCTCCCAAGTATAATAATTCAGTAGGGTCAATACTCTCTCCAATATTACCAGTATCTGTAAAACTGATTGTTTGAGTAGAGGAAGATAACTTTATATCTTGAACTCTTTTGACAATGGGAGTTGAATCTTGTGTAGTTCTCAGTATTGAATATAATCTGACATATTCACATGCAACATCTTTAACAGACACTGTCACATTAAAACTCACAGATAAAGAATCCTCAGGACTACCTCCATTATCATACTTTGTTATGTAATATAGAGGAGATATAGCCAGTATATTGGACTCCTGAGCATTCTTGGTATAGACTGTAACACAATATTGTATTACCCCTGACGGGAATATCCCACTATACCCTTTTTCTATATTGGTTATGTTAACAGTTGAACCGGGATTCAAACTCATAACAAAGTCAAAAGAATTGGGTGTGTAATCTTTTATAGAAGTAATATTGATAACTCTGGGCTGGTTTAATCCATCAGTCCAATATACTTTCTGTATGTTATCATCTTCATAGAATGACAATGTCTCTATAGGATAGAGAGGATTAAAGTTAAGATTGCCTTTGTTACTATCATATAATATTACTCCATGCAAGCTGTCCTTGTCAAACCATATCTTATATATGTAATCTTTTCCATTGTCTTGGTCTGTAGTGAACAGTACTAGATAACCATTAATTGTAGCTTGTCCTATAGGCAATCCCTTTATAGAGTCTATACCTTCTATGTTTGATACCTCTTTAGTACCCTTCTCATTTACTATGCTGAGCAGGGTATTATCATCAGTAGACATTATCCTTATATTCTTGTTCTCATAAGCATACTCAGAAGAGAATTTGCTTACAGACAAGTCCCTCTGCATACCTTTTATCTGCCATGTAGATTTCTTTATCATACTATTGCAATTTTATATACTCTTTATTGCCAAGAGAAGAGAATCCATTATCAAATTCACTTGTCCTTTGAATGAGAGTATTCCACATTCTGCTTATTGATTCCATTTCAGATTGTGATGGTATAGTAAATTCACTCTGTAATTGTCCTGCTGACCAAGCATATTGTTGTTGGGTGTTCTGTAATACAGCAGGAGAAATCTTTCCCATATCAAATAAAGTAGTGAACTCCTCCATCTTAATATATAGCTCAAGTGCTCTCATAAACACAGGATTGTCTATGAGTAATGGGAACCCATCCTCATCTATTGGAACAGACTTATATGAGACCATTATATCTCCTGACTTGAAGGAAGTATATATTACTCTGCCTTGTGTCTTAAAGGCAAACTCTTGCGGTCTTTTATGTCCTTCATACTTATCACGATGTTCTCTAGGCATGAAATTATCTGTCATACTCCTTAAACATATCCCAGTCTTACACTCCTTCACCTGATTTATGGATACAAGGTCACAGGGTAATATGGCCCTAAACTCTTCTATATGCAGTACACTCTCCTTATTTAAATATAACTCTGGCATTCCAAATATCCCAATAAATGTAACTAGGTGGGATACCACTTGTTCAAGTGTAAGGTTCTGCAATAGAGGATGCCTTTTCAGTCTATCCAGTATCTGTCTGATGTTAGTATATTGAATATTATTAATCATTTATCCATCTCAATTAAATTTCTACAATCCTTTAGTTTAACACTTGAAGGCATCAATCTTGCCATCTTTTATTCTCTTCTTCAATTCTTTTCTTAATTCCCTATTGGGATTGAACTCATAAAAGGTTTGGTTATTATAGTCTGCCTTGCTTCTATTGTAATGGATTTTAAACACCTCTTTCTCCTCCACTCTAACTAAAGTTCTATTATCATAAGATTCCTTGTCTTCATACCATAACCTCAGTGTCTTATCCCAATCTATTGGCAAGTTGGTAACAACCTTATTATCTTTAAGGCAGATTTTGGCATCATATTTTCTCAGCTCCAGTCTTCCCATCCTATGAGGAAGATTAATATCATGCCCTTTAAGTAGCTCTTCAGCCAGATAGTTGTTGACTCTTCTTATAATGCTGTAAAACTCATGCTCAGTCAATGGCCTACCTATATCAAACCACTTGTTTTTTCTTATATGCTTATAAGCATCGTACACACCCAAGGAACCTGATACCTTATGTGTCCTATGCTCATTCAAGTGACACACTGATACCCTAAACTCCTTCCATTTCTTATACTCTTCCTGACAATCACTCATAGGTTACTGTTTTACTGAAACATCAGATGAATCATCTTTAGCATTATTCTTATCATCATCAGGCCTATATTTAGCACCTAGTACCTCTCCTACTATAAGGCTTACAAGAGGAGTAACAAGGCTCTCTTCAATAGGAAATTTCCTATCAAGCACATCACACTCCTTATTGTCTCCACATTCCAATTCAGAGGCTACACTGGCATCTTCAAATATAGCAGTTACCTTTATCTTGGAGAGGTAAAGGAATTGGGGATTCATAGAGATTAAATACAAGTGGTTATCCGGAGCAAGAGAGCAATATATTATGTTCTGTAGATATTTGTCATATCCTACATATCTCATCCTATCCCTGCTTATGAAGGTTATACTATCTTGGTAGAAATCAATAGGATATACTCTAGTATTGCTGACACTTAATATATTAGGTATCTCCTCCTTACTCATAAGATAAGTCCTGCCACATGGGCCAGAAGGAGATACTGATTTAGTCAAATCCAGACATATAGTCTGATAGTTGCTTTCAGGTATATGCTTCTTGACATCAGAATATCTTTGCTTTATAAGGAATGCCCTATACTTATCTGCCAAGAGTATAATATGATTCTCATTGAAAGTAGAGTCATCTGATATACTCTTTACCTCATCCAGACATAAATAAACTAATTCTCTGTATGTCATAACTATATATGCATGCTTATTAATAAATAAAAAACTATTGCAAATATAGATATTTATAATCAATATTGCAATAGTTTTAATTGAATCTTTTGCAGTAAGCAAATATATAACTTATATAGCAGGAGTTCTAGGTTTGTTATCTTGTGTGAATCTTATCATGTCATCCTCAGATATTCTGATAGATTCCTCTTCACCATACACAGCAGAGCTTTCCTCAGTAGGAGGATATGGTATCAGGCATGAAGTACCAAATATACAATATAGGGCATTATTCATGCTATTGTAGTCCTTATCATCTATAAAGGCAGACATTGGACCGCTAGTAAGCTCTTCTATCAAGGACAAAAGCAGTAACTTATTGACATCATTATAACACACATATCCTGTACTTGAAAGTACATTGAAGTATGTAGTTAATGCCCTTTCCAATACATTACTTAAGTTATCCATAATGAACACTCACATTTAGTACTTGTATCATCTGTTATCACACAGTTCCTAAAGAACTTGTTCCAATACTTTATTGCCAAAGTATAGTTCCCTGTCTTTAAGGAAGTAGTAAAAGCCTTCAGTTGAAGGTATTTGTCTATAAGCTGCTTGGGAATATTGCAAGTCTCCTCTACCTGTCTGATGCCACCCATCAGTGACTTATAAAGGTTATGCATATTGACAGCTATTCCTAAATCATAATATCTGTCATACCCACATGGAGTATCAGGTGCCATTGTACCTTTGACAGTAATATAGACAAAGAATAAGTCCTTACCAAAATCTACTGCTGCATTGAAATCTGTCTTGTCTAGGATTAATGTCACATGCTTGGAATTACCATCAATGCTTTTTGTATATACACTGCTTGATGATGGCCCAGAGGTCATGAAGGTATCCTGAGTATCTATGACTACTGAGTCAATATAGACATCATCATAGAAGGAGTATGATTCTATAGAAGCATCAATTACCAACTGCCTGCATTCTCCTGAGACTTTTAATGTAGCAAATCTTATCATATTACACAAATTAGGTAAATAAAAAAAAAGGAGACTATAAAAGTCTCCTTATTTATATCTCGCTTTAGGAGATGTCTGCAATAGTAAGTCCTGTAGCAGTTTCCACTGCACCGATTATCTGATTGAGAACTGCTTTATCTGCACAAGCAATAGTTATTGTCTTTTCAGACTTTTGTACTGACTCATTGCTGCCTACATAGGCATAGTGTATATCAAGTACATTATATGTCTTACTTGGGTCTATCAGATAAGTGGTAGGAATGTTGTTAGGCCAGCCAATGCCTCTGTAGATGTCTCCTCTTTCACCCATACAGAAGTACTCTAAATCTGCAATAACCTTACCATTACCTATTGTACCATTGGTACCCATCTCTACAGTACCCCAAACTCTCTCATCTCCATCTACAATTATTTCAACTGGCTGTACAGTGAAATATACTGGTGTCTGAGACATAACACCCAATCTCCAAGGCTGTTCTACCTCAGTAATTCTGATGCTGTCAATGTCAGCTACAATTGCTGAAGTACCATCATAGTATGGGTTAGTACTATCACTCTTACCATTATCCTTAGTAGAAGGAGTTACTGTCATATAACCATTTGCATCAAATCCTCCCTTGCTCTTAGTTGCAGCACTATGCACCTCAATCTTAATCAAGGGAACTATTTCCCTGCTAAAGTTTTTAGCAATAGATTGAGCAAGAGTCTTGTAGAATACATCAGCAGTCATGCCAGAATAAGCATGAACCATGCCATATTTGAAGTATTGGTCCTCATCAGACATGCCCACATACTGTTTAAATGCAATTCTTAGGATATAATCCTGACCTGCAACTGGGGCACCACCATTAACACTTGAATCCAATGCTATGGTAGCTGACTTCATCTTGTAAGCCATGCTGTCAGCACTAGTTGCCTTTGCATAGAGAATGTTTTCTATATCTATAAGGTCACTTCTCATTCTGTTATCAGCTCCCTTATATTCAAAATACAGGTGTTTCTTTTCAGTATCATTTGATACTGCAATAGCACCAGCAGTATCAGACTCAATTACATGAGGAGTCTTAAATGCAGTTGCTACATAAAATTGCCTTACCTGATTCACACTAAATGTTGCCATTTTAATTTAATATTAAATTACACAATAGTTTATTTTGTTCTGTTTGTATCCAAACCCTTGCTTGCTATTGCAAGCCTTACTGCCCTATCAAGTATTACCCTATGCAATGCAGGATGCAAGTTACAATCCATTATCTTGCTTTCTCCATTTATGTTTAGATGGGCAGGCAATGCTACCAATATGATTGGATTGGGTTTAGATAGGTACCTGACTAAGTACCTGCTTATATTATACTTTGATACTATTTCTGCAATCCCGTTATCAATGTCAAGTCTTAGGACTCTTCTATATCCCGGACCCCTGAATGGATTGTTATATGTATTGTAGTAGTCATCCAAGGTAGTGGGTACCACAAGTACTTGGTTACCATCCTTACAGCCTAGCTTATCATCCCTCAGTTCAACTGATTCATAAACTATAAACCACAAGTCACTAGGTAACTTGAAGAATACAGACTTATCAGATATTCCAGTAATGTCTGCTATTTTTTCAGTAGTAGTATAAGTCTTTACCAAGTTGCTCAGGTATCTCCTTATTTCCTCAGTCTCTTCAAATGATTCCCTGAATGGATTCTTACCATTGTATAATTCCACTAACAGGTCTTCTTGGGCTTTTGTAAGAAAGATTGATTTCTCATACTCGTTGAACTCAACTCCACCTGAAGAGTAACTATTCAATAGAACATCAAATTCATTAGAAAATTCCTCAGTTGTCATTATTCACTTCTTTGTCCCAGTTCAACACTACTTTTCAAATCTCCCATATAAGCAGATTTAGCTAACTCTACTGCCCTTTGAAGAATTTCAGGATGTAGTTCACTATTCAAGACACATGGAGATTGCTGTGATTCTCCATCTACTGATACACCAACCAAGTCCTCCAATACTATTGGCTTAGGCTTGATTAGGTATGTGATAAAGTAAATGGCCTTGGTATCCTCTGGACTTTCACCTCCAGATTCTCCTAGGAATTGTTCATCTGCATCATGCAATATAAACCTAAACCCATTGTACTTTGTAGGAATTACAGTCTGGTCTCCAGACCCTTTAGGGTCCCCAAAAGTCTCTATAACTCTCCACACTTGCCTCTTTAGAGGTCTTCCATAGGGCTTGCTCAGGTTATTAAGCAAACTATCTAATTTTATAGGCACTACCTGATAGTACTTGTCTACATTATTATCTGTATCCTTAATGATTATCCTTTCTGATACCACTAACAGTATTTTGTCAATAAAGCTAGGGGCATTGAATAACACAGCTTCAGGAGCACTGCCATAGATATTTCCGGGGATTGTGACATTCTCCATAACATCAGTTCCCCTCTTGGAATCCACCTTTATCAATGGACAGGCTTCTTGCACTAGAAGAGTAGAGAAATCTATTTGTCTTTTGGCAGAATCATCAAACCCTTGCTGGTACTTGTTACCTCCTTGGGTAGAAGTAAAGTAGTTCTTTACTATCTCATTCTGAGCTTTTGTGAGAAACACAGACTTTTCATACTCATTAAGGCCCGGAGCTTGGTTACTGGATATGTTATTGTAGAGAACATCAAATTCATCTGAAAACTCCTGTAGTGTCATAATCTTATATTCTTCTTTATTTTAACTTGGCCTCCAAGGAAAACTTGATTTCCTGATGTTTTGGAGAGTTCAGGTACTTGGCTGCTGTATTCAATGTAGGTTCCTCATTAGCCTCACATAGTGGAGTATTGTCACTTCTCAAGTATAGGAAACCCCCTCTATTTGAAATTAACCCTGCTTCTATACTCTTCTTGATGAATACCTTAGTAGGCAACATTGGGTCAGTGATAACCTTCAGGAAGAGCTTGTTATTGGATTGAATAAGCTCATTAGCCTTAGTCTGCAAGAACTCTAGTTTAGCATTTTGAGATGTAGGTCTTCCATCAATAGTCTCTATGATAACTCTCAAAGTATCCACATCACTCTCAATCTTTCCAAACTCCTTATAGCACTTCATTGTAGTGCTCATATTATCCTGAGCAGTCTTTGTCTCATCATTCTCAGAGATGATGACAAACTGATATGAAGCCTTAGGTCTATCTTGCAAAGCCTGTAATGATGGTGCAACAAAGTCCTTGTTAGCCAAGAGTATTTTATATCTTATATAATCTTCCGGATTGGACAGGTCAAGGTAATTATCCTGCTTTGTCAGTCTTACCTTATTTATCCCACTCTCATTAGAATCATCCCAGAAGTTATCTACCTTCTTATAGATACTTAGAGCATTGTATTCCAAGCCCATTACATCTTCCAAGAATGCCTTCTCCTTGTCTGTAAGTACATTGACATACATGCCTGATGACAGTCTAGGTACTACAAATACTCTAACAGACCCTTCTGCCATACCTCCAGCAAGAAGATGTTTAGGGTTAGTTCCCCATATTCCTCCCAGTTTGGGAATGAATCTGACGATTACTCTCTCATTTCTTAAACAGCTTATCAACTGCTCATCACCATCCTCTTCTATATTTCTCACTTCCTGTGAAGCTTTTGGTTTTCTCCTTGTAGGTTTTTCCTCCTCTTTTGGCACTTCCTTCAATGGTAGTGCTGTATCATCTACTTCAAAACCAAGTGTACCATAATCTACTTCTTCCTTTTCCTTTGACATATCTTCTCCTTATTTAATAGAAATAAAAATAAATTAAGGGAAGCAGGAGTTACCCCTACTCCCCTTTATAGTTTATCCTTGCAAAATAGCAGGAATCAATGACATAGTTCTTGTTGGGTCAAGAACACAGATACCAAGAGTAGCCATTCTGTGTATTACAGCAGCATCCTCATCAAATGACATGTAAGGATTGCCTATCTGTCCTGTAAATGGATTTCTCACATTTTTATGTTACTATTACATCGTGTCCATGTAATATCTTTAGCTTTCACTAAAGTTCGGACTATATCTTCATCATCTATTTAGATGAGCAAGGCATTTCAGCATTACTTAATGCTTACTCCCATCTGGGATAGTCTCTGAACCTTCATATATGCTATTATATATGCTTGGCTGCTGATTATCCAATCTTTCACATTGTTTCTTTTTATGAATTATGTTTTTAAGAGATTGATATTCTATATTAAAGAGTTTAGCAATCTGATTGACTGTATAAGTCTCTCTAAGTTTATCTATCTGACTTATTTGAAAATCTGTTAGAATCGTCTTCTTAGGAACTTTCTTACATACTCTTCTTGACCCAAATCTAAAAGAATGTATTACGTTTTCCTTTGGAGTTACCCACTCTAGATTTTCAATCCTATTATTTTGTCTGTTTCCATCTATATGATTAACTGCTTGCTTATTATCTGGATTAGGGATAAATGCTTTAGCAACTAATCTATGTACTGGTTGTGAAGTCCAAGTTCCATCCAATTTCTGAACTGAGACTCTACAATAACCATCTCTATCTTTTGGAAACTCTGTTAATATTCTCTCTTTTCTACTCTTATTGGCAGCTTTCCATATTCTACCAATTGAGCTTACTCTAATACCCTTATACTCTTCAAGGGACTTCCATAATTCTTTAACTTCCATATTTAAATGTTTGAAGTTTAAAAAGCAGTGAAAGCTCTAAGGAACTTCCAGCAATTAACCTTGTTTTATTTTTTAGCCTCTCTTCTGTTTCTAGGTCAGGCTATGGGAACTGAGAAATGTGCAAAGGCTTATGCAGCCATTAATCCCCATTGGTAACCTCTATATTCATTATCACCCTTAATCTTACACTTGAAGATATTAGGTTGGTCCATAGTACCAACATACATAATATCATATCTGTAAGAGAAGGCAACACCACCTTGCGGATGTGGTATCTTATTTCTAACAGGGTCATCATAGAATGGGTCTACATCAATCTTAACCCTTACACCATTAGGTGCTCTATATTCTACAAATTGGAAACCTGCACTCAGGGCATTTTGATGCAACTGAGACTGAGTCTTTTGAACAACACCAATAGAGTTATTATCAAGAACAAACTGTGTCCAGCCTGATACTGTCTTCAGTACTTCTTTGTGGAATTGGATAGCACCTCTTTCACCAGTCTTGATTAGGAAGTACCTATCACCAAAGTCTAATTTAGAAGCAGAAAGCTCATATAGGGCATCCTCAAGAAGCTTCAAGCTAAATACATTATAGTACATAGTATTAGCAACCTCCATCTGCTCAAACAAGCCAGCACCAGTCCTGATTACACCACCAGACTTACCAATGTTCATATATTCACCATTGGAATTTCTGTTGCTTCTACCAAATGCAAGAGCATTATTCTTGTACTCAGAGAATTGCTGTTCTACCTCAAAGTCTACATTGTGCATCCACATCTTAGCTACTGACTTGGTATATCTGCCATCAGTCTCTTTGATAACAGGAATACCTACAGCCAACTTCTTGTTTAGCATTGAGCCGGGAACCTTGTGTTGGATTCTTACTACAGACCACTCATTTCTCATAGAAACAGGGCTTGTGTATCTTACATCACCAACCTTTCTTGACAATTCCTTTTCTACAAATGCAGCCTCAATAGAGAATCTTTCTCCTGCAAGCAGTCTCTCAGCAGGAACTCCTGCTGTATTACCTCCAGCAAGTTCCACCTTATAAACTGCATTGGTACCTTCCATTCTAGGGTCTCCCAAAATTCTGAATTGATACAACTCATTTAGATTACCTACAATGTACTCACCATCTGCAAACCAATCTTCAGGGAAGACAAGATAGAAAGGAGAAGTACCCTCTCCAATCATGCTACCATCATCTTCGACCTTTGTTCCATCCTCTTTTCTTGCCTCTACCAAAGGAATATTCCTTCTTGAAGAGCCAATAACGTCCCAGTAATATTCACTGTCATCCTCAAATTCCTTTACAGGAAACTGATTCAAGAATGAATCAAGTGTCTTTCCTCTATAAAAGGCTAGCAGTTGTACCATTAGGTTTGTAGCTCTTTGCGGAGCTAACTGAAAGACAGAACCTAGGTGATTCTCTTTAGTTAAACCCTTCCAATGTTGGAAGCTCACCATCTGAAACTTACCTAATTTTCCAGCCATAAAATAATTGTTTATTAGTTAAAATTATAATCTTTACTTAGATTTCAAATATTCTTCATACAAATCCTGAAGTCCCAAGTCCTCCCAAGTCTTATCCAACTTATAAGTAGTACCATCATTTAGTTTAGTCAATTCATTGTCATTATAATTGACAGATGAAAACAATACCAGTACTTCATCTTTGGAAGTCAATGCCTTTCTTATGTTTTCAGGATTAAATCTTTCAGACTTCAAGTCTTTTCCATTTCCAAAAAGCAATATAGGAATGTAGCAGCCCCCATATGAAACAAAAGCTCTTGTATTATTTGTGTTCCAAAGTATCCTTGAATTGGTAAGTTCAGAAAACAAAAGTGTTGGGGTAAACTTCTGTAGTTTAATACCTGAAGTCCTAACTTCTGTATCTATTGCAGAAGTTGTATCTTGAGCCAATCTCTTTATGTCATTACTGTCAATAATGGGTGTTACTGCTACTGGTATGTTACCTGCACTTGAGGTAACAAGATATATCCCCGGCATAACAACACCATTATACATTCCATCTGAGTTTGTAATTGGAATAGCAGTATCATTAGAGGTATATTTAGAATATGTCGAAGTTTCTATGAATATACTACTACTACTAAGTTCCGTATTGACAACATCAATATGACTAAGTCTATTGATACATATTGCCCTACGGGTATAAGCAGGACCCAGTGTAAATACATATGGAAGTGAAGGATTATCTGCGTTCTCACACACTTCTATAAGTGAAGAGTAAGAAGCAGACTTATCCTTATACACTATGTTTGTTTTTTTTTTCTGTTGGGTAGGAGATTAGGGTCTCCTTCCCATTGTATCAACCTTTTTATCCTTGGCATAATTGTTTAGACATCTATTTTCCAACCTTTACCTATGAATGATTCAGGGTCTTCATCTACTCCACTGACAAACTTCAGATTACCATCTGAGCTTCTTGCAGTGTTATTAATAGCATGTTCCAAATCCCTCAGGCCATTCTTTACCTCTTTCTTTACCTTGCCTTTTACCAGACCATCAAGGCTCTTGAACCCATCAGTCAATGTAAAAATCAGACCCAAGTACTTCAGGAAGTCTACTCTGTTATCCTTTTCATACTTCTGGATAGCAGTATAATACTCTCCAGTTTCAGGGTCTTTATATATAGGCTTGGATATGTTGTCATATATCTTCTGTCTTGTCGTCTTATCTATTGACAAGTCTCCCAATATATTCTTCTCATTGAGAATAGACTCCTTTAGTTTATTAGCTTGTTCTTTTCTATCCTCTTCTTCTTTCTGTGCCTCTAACTTGGCATCCTCAATAAGGTCATCATATTTACCTTTGAAGTATTCGGTATTACTCTTCAATGCTTCCTTTGCATCTTCAATGTCAGTACCTGCATTAAAGGATTTCTGTACTTCCCTTGTAGCTCTTTCCCTGCTGTAACCCCTATTAATGAAGTCCTGAAAGATAAGATTCTTTCTCAACTCTTCACCTTTATCACTCTCATCAGTGATATTTTCCTCCTTAACACTGTCAAGGAAGTTCAAGGTATTCTCATACCTTTTTATCTCTGTGGGTTCAATACCATAATTAAGGGCATCATCAATCCTCTTCTGTCTCTCTTCAAGACCAGCCTTGATTTGCTGTTCCACTAAGTCCCTGAAATCTTCAGGCTCTTTAACTTTAGAGAGGACTTCATCATCAAGGTCTGGAAAGATACCTTCCTCCTTCAAGGCTTTAGCAATGGAAGAGTAGATAGTTTTTTGGGGAGAAGTGCTGTCCTCTCTAGAGGAAGTATCTTCCTTTCCTTTTATATTATCCTTTCCACTACCTACGCTCTCTGGCTCATCTGTAAACAAGTTATCTACATCAATAACCTCAGTAGTTTCTTCGTCTTTCTCTTTATTCTTTTTATCCTCCTTACCATCCTCTTGGTCAGGAGTTACTTCATCTTCAGGCGAAGTATCCTGTACTTCATCATCTACAAACAGATTCTCTATTTCCTCTGCTCCTAGAATATTGTCTAAAATCAATTCTTCTTCCATAATCTCCCATTATGATATAATTAAACAATGCAAAGTTATATAGAATTTTACACCCATACAATATAGTAAATAAATTACTTTGCAAGCACAAATAAGATACTTATTATATATGCAAAAAGAAAGGGCAAGATTATACCTTGCCCTTGTCCTATCAGTATTCTTTAAAGTAACTTACTACCTTATTTCTGGATTTGCAATCCACATCTTTGAACCAGAATATAATAGCAGATTCTATTATCTTTTGGTCTACATTGTCACCAAACCAACTCTTAAACAGCTCAACATAATCATGATACTGTGAGTTGATTGCCACATACACATCAGTAGGAGTTGCAGACACAGGAATCACTCCTCTATACCTTTCACAAATTTCCTTTGCCTTATGTATATCAAACTTTTCTCCACTATACTTTCTGCCACCCTCAGAGCATTAGAACCATTATTAGCCTTGCTACTAACTAGTTTTTACAATTAGAACTAACCAAGTCGTATAATATATGTCCTACATAGTGAAACTATGATTTTCTTTTCTTTATCAAATCAGCTTATCAGTGTTAAGCACCTAAAGCTGACACGGGCAAAAACATAACCCGAACCATCAGCAGAATCGAAGAGAGCCAAGCCAGCAAAAGAACCATCATCAGCCCTGCCACCAACCAGTAGCGTATTCTGAGTATTATTGTAATCTACCCAGTAATGGTCACACATATAAGTAGTTGTAGAACCGCCAACACTAACAGGTATTATATCTGCATACTCCCCTAATGCCCACTTTGTAATATACCCTCCTGTATGTCCTGATACTACTACTCTATCCGCATTGGTAGGTGCATCTGACAAAGTATCAGTGAACTTATCAGGGTCATTTATAATATACACATAATTTGGTGTAGACTCACTGGCACCGACAGGAGTATCTATTAGGATACCATCCAGATTAGTCCAAATATCTCCAAACACGTTATCAAATCCTCTCCACCTTGGTACTTTGAAGGTTATGGTATTGATACCATCTGAGGCAGGAATTACCAAGTCCTTAATTCCAGTAAAGTTACCAAACTCATTACAATATCCACATGGAGTTATTGGGCATCTGCCATTATAAGTATTCCAAACAGTATCACTCCAAGTAGTAACTCCATTGCCAAGCCCTCCCTGTCTATATCCATCTTCAGTCAAATCTTCAACATAGCTTGCCTGACTGTTGAAGTTCGCGTATTCTATAACATACAACCAATAGAATATTGCCTTGTAGTACTCATAAGTAAGCAATATCTTGCCAGCATTTTTGGCATAAGTTCTGAAGTTTGCCCTACTAGTGTTTGTTCTAGGTTTTCCTAAATTAGTCCTGAATTTATCCGATTCCAAGTAGGTATCACTGCTAGAGCTATTATTTCCTCCTCTACAATAAGAAGAGGTATTTACAACTGAAATAGCACTATTTACTTGAAGTGTAGATAAATAGCCCATATCCTCAGGCACTTCATTAAGTACAGTACTCCTATAAGCATCTACCAACATATGAGGAATCCTTATAGCATAAGGAACTACTTTTTGGGTAGACACATATACTCTGGATTTGGTTCCTTCCGTTTCAGACCACAAATAAAATTCAGGTACTTCTACCTGTACAGTACCATCATATCCATCCAATCTGGAATCTGTACCATCTGCTTTCTTAGACCAGTCATTTGGGTCCAAATAATACATTATCCTTTTACCTTGGCATACACATCCTCTTAATGCTGATTGTATTGGGAGAGACTTATGCAGGCTCATGTTACCTATTCTAGCAAGTACAGGACTACTGTTGGTAGAATCCCATTCCACACCATAAGCTAGCAAATTCTTTGGGTCAGATAGATTATCTAACTTAGCCTTATCCTCACTTGATATAATACCTGCGGTATTACTGTCAGCCAAAGGTATGCTCCACTGGCATAATGAGGTAGGAACTTGTGGTACCCCACTTACCCCAGGATTAGCAGTAAGTTCTATACTAAGGGACTCGGAAGTGGAAACTTTACCAGCCTTAAATAATTTGAATATATTAGGGAATAGGTTTACTGTGGTATCTCCAATCATCAGGTTTATTGTGGCATCCTGCTGACTGCTAGTCCTATTATACCAGCTTAAAGATACTGGAACACTTGAAGGGTCTATTATAATATTACCTTCTCCTAATATAGATTCTCCATTCAAGGTTTTGACTTTAGTAGTGCCTCCTGCTGCATGTAGGATGTCAGTACTGGCTTTGCCACCCACTGATATTCCAGAACCATTATACACAGTACTCCCACTATCTAATGGGAAGGATATGTTGCTGCCCTTATCCATTGTACCTCCTGATAAGGGCAAATACTTCTTTATTTGCTCACCTATGGAGTCTTTCAAATCACTTACCTCTTCCTTAGTGGCATAATCAGTCAGGTCTATTGTGGTAGGACCAACAAGCTCCCAATGGCCATCAGGATAAGCCTCATCCTTTACCCATAGATATTCATTATACCTATTATCTTCTGTAGGGTCTTTATTGGGAATAAAATATATCCTGTTAGGTCTACCTGTCTCTGGTAAAGTAGGCAATATTGATGCCTTAGGAAGATGCTTTAATGTACCTATAATTGCTGTTGCCATATCTTAATATCCATATTGAAGAACTCCTGAAGGAGCATTTATAACACCTTTGCATATCTCCGGATTCCATCCAACACCTAGAATAGTCTTTATGCTATCCTTTTGTCCTGCTGGAATTATAGTAACCTCCACATCATCGTCAGATATATTCTTCAGTAGGAAGTTGACTCCGGGATTGAAGTTCCCTGAAGGCACCTCCTTCAGTACAGATATTTGAAGGCTATTTATAACTTGATTTGAAACTATTCTTGCATCCATAATTATTTACCTCTATTGTTCTTACCTTTTCCTTTGCAACCACACTTCTTTGCCATATCATAGAATTTTTATGGTTATTTTCTCACCTCTATTCTTGCCCTCTTGAAGTAGCTTATATAGCTTCCTGAATGTATCCTGACTATTCAGAACCTTACCAACTTCAGAGTTTACACCTACCAAGAGACATCCTGAAGTATCCTTATCTGTATTACCTGCATGTATAAGGATACCATCAAACCCCTTTACATTAAGAAGTCTGGGCAATTTGCCATTGCATGTCTCTTTGTAGAAAGATTTAGGCCCAAACTTAGGGCTATATACATCTAAAGTTACATCATAAGTTCCGCTAGGGATTGCTGTAATGCCTGATTTCTTTAGGGACTTGATTTTGGCAACACTCATGCTATCATCTAATCCTCTATCAGTGTCTTCAAGTACATTACAGAACCACTTCCCATCTACAAGGAGGTTACTTATCGTGTAACTCTGTTTCTTCCATTTCCTGTCTACTGTCAGTTCCATTTTGCTCATTAAATAAATTCAAGTTTCCTTTCCTCAACTGACAAGTAAGGTCAGTACAGATGGAGTTCATGAGACTGAACATCTGCTTCCTTAAATCCCTTATCTCCTGTTCCAGCTCTGCATTTCTTTTAAGAACCTCGTCAAGCCTGTTCTTGTTGTCGTCAGACAACTTCTTATAAAACTCCAAAGACTGCTGCATGTTCTCTATGAGGTTATTATCTACCTCACTATTATACTTTCTTCTTGCAAAGAACCAAGAAGTCCAACCACTGATTACTGTGGTTATTATCCCTACTCCTCCAGTAATTAATATACCTAGGTCAATCATGTCATTTAATTATTTCAATAAATTTTTGCTGCTTATTATTCACATAAGGACTATTTTCCACAATAGTAACTTCCACCACTCTATGTTTCTTCTGAAACCATCTAAACAGAAAAAATTTCTTAGGAGGATTTACAGTCTCTTTCTTGCTATGTGTAACTATGTATTTCTCACTTACAAATTTAGGATGCACTGTAATGACATTAGGGAATTTCATTCCCAGCTTCAACTGATACCATTTATCCCCAATCAGAGTATCAACATGAAATGTTGTTTCACTGAATATGGTATCTTGGAAAGTAACAGTATCTATCCTTTCTGATGTAGATAACAGATATTGTAAGTATTGCAAATCCTTATCCTTTATCTTCAACTCCTTTCTAATCCTGTCCATTTCAACAGTAATGGAATCACTGTAATACTCAAGCTGCTCAGCAGTTAGCTTATACACTCTATTTTCCTTCTTCAGGGAACTGTTCTCCAAGGAGTATGCCTTATTGTTATTCACTGCAACAGCCAACTCATCAGATATTTTCTTATACCCATTGCAGTAATACATGGAACAGGATATGGAAGCCAGCATAATCACTGATATAATACTTACTAATATCTTTCTCATAGCTATGTAGTTGGAGTAAATGAACTTAATCTGTTGTAAACTATAGAACCCTTGAAGCTGTATAATTCCTGATTAGAATTAACATTAGTAGGAATAGTACTCATATTTGTACCTACTGAATAGTCTCCATTAGATTTTCCATCATCTATCAATGGAAGCATAATACACCATACAGAATTAACAACAGCACCATTAGAGTCCGATACACCTTGGGTTTTTGTATAATTTGCTTCATTAAAAGAGTTATTGTACGCAATGGTATTCCTCATAACGGCGTTAGCTAACCTATATATGTTATTGCCTGACATAAGGTTTGTAATACTCATGCCATTATATTGTACCATAGTATTCTGGTCATTGTACAATATTATGTACAGTTTAGCTAGGGAAGTACCTGCTACAACAGATATTTTCATATTTGAAAACAGCATGTATTGTACATTATAATTATCATCTATACCTCCACTAGTAGGAGTATATACACTTGAAGTATATATGCCACCATCAACAGGTACTGCACATAATACTGCTTTAGTTTGTGATAATTGGTTAGAATCACTAAGATAACTAAATCCAGATGGGGTACCACTTTCAAATGCAAAAGAAACCCTCACCCCAGGAATTGTTATTTTATACTTAGTTGTTACTATAGCAGGTTTTATGTCCATCTCACTTACAAAGTCCTTTGTTTCATACCCTTGTAGGGAATTGGTATCAAATATACCAAAATGGCCTGCAAGCCAAGAGGCTGTACAAAATTGTTTTGTAGCAGAAGGTAGGGAACCTCCTACCTTTTTTACTGCCTCTATTTGTGTCATAAATTCTCTTCCCATACTTTTCTCATAGAATTTATCGTATCCTCAAGATATTCTATTCTGCTCTCCAGTTGCTTGTTCTTTGCCACAACCTCCTGTAAAGCCTTGATTGCCAGCACACCAAATCTATCATATTCTACCCACTTGGTATCATATTCATCAGCCCTGCTGTGGACCATAGTAGCATATACACCACCCAGTGACAGAAGCTGGTCAGCTTTCACACCAAAAGTGCATCTTATACCATTTTCATCAGGGTGTTCCCATATATACTTTATGACGTTTAATGACATCAGATTATCCAGCACATCAGGCATACATGTGACTTCCCTTTTGAATCTCATATCAGAGCCTGAATTACCAGCACCTGACTTAAAGTCCTGATATGCTGTCCAGCTATTACTCTTATTAACCAGAGCTAAGTCATCTTCCACAATTGTTGAAACCTCCAACATGCCCATCTCTCCAAATCTAGCAAGAGAACCCAGGTTACCAGCATCCTTATCTTCGTAGGCTAACTCTGCCAATGCAGAATCCATACTGACTAACCCATTCTTTGAGGTACTTACTACACTATAAGTAGTATTCTCCCAAGGAACATACACTGAAAGTATCTTATTACCACCTGTTCCTGCACTGCCTGATGGATAAGCAAGCTGGACAGGATATATTCTGTTCTGTGAACCAAAAGTAGTAGCAGCAACAGTAGATATTGTGCTAATCTCAGTGCTAGATACCTTTACACCACCTAGTGTGGTAGGTGTTGCCTTCCCTAGGGAGAAAGTTGTTCCTGATAAACTAAGTCCAGTTCCTGCTGAGTAAGTTGTGTTACTGTCAGTCCAAGGAACATTGACATACATCTGATTTGAGGAATTAAGCTCAACAGGATAATTCTTACCACTCTCAGGGTACCCAATCCTAACCAATCCTAGTGTAGTTGAGGTAGCTACTCCATACTCAACTGGCTTTCCTACTGTTGGAGCATATATGTCAGTATTGGTACCATTAATATTAATGGTACCTATCTTTGTACCTGAAGACAAAGACCTACTGAATGACACAGCATCTGCACCTGCTTGGATTCCATCAAGCTTAGATTTATCACTGGAACTCATAAGTCCATTGGCACTAGTAGTAGCAACATTATATGTTGTATTTGTATCTGTCCAAGGTACATTAACATAAGCTTTACCAGAACTATCCAACTCTACAGCATAGTTCTTGCCATTATCAGAGTACCCTATCTTTATACCTCCTAATGCTGAACTGGAAGCCTGAGGTATAGAAGTTATACCTCCTGCACCAACCTCAGTCCAAGAAGTCCAGCTAGTACCATTATATCTCCTAACATATATAACATCATTAGCATATAATATCTGACTTACAGAAGTATTTCCTACTCCATCTTTGAATACTTGGAGGGCAAAATTATTGACTCCAGAGGGCTTGTTGGTAATACTATTACCTCCACTAGAATAGTACACTCCTAGTTTACTTAAAGTATTATAGTTATTCAAGTTTTCACTGTTGCCAATTTGCTTAGGAGATACTGTACTTGCATTCCAATCATATATGTTCCCATTAAATATGATGACATTATCATCATCTATAGGGAAATACAATACATTAGGGTAACTACCAGCAGAGTTACTTATTGCAGTAGCCCTGTTGGTAGATACATTTACTTTAAACTCTTTACCTTTTGCACTCATAACTTTTTTTTTACTCTATGGTGATGCCTCCACCAAGAGGACCCTCATCTATAGTGGCAGAAATCCAATTAGTTCCATTGTGGTTAGCTAGTACGGCTACCATGGTAGAAGAATCTAGCATTGCATACATTCTAACTCTATTAGCAGTAGTATCATTGAATGCTGAGAATGCTACTGTATTCAACCTATTGGAGCCATCTTTATATATTCCATGTATTATCTTACCTGCATTAAGGGCGGCATTAAAGCTACTATAGGGGCCTAGAATAGCATTTACTTCTCCTTGAGAAGATGGTGTGCTACTTTCAAATGTTTTGAGAAGCTGATAGGTCTCCTTATCATCTTCTAATTCCGTTATCATAGTAGCAAGGGCAAGTCCTTGTTTAGCAGAGAGAGGCTTTTTTGAATCTGAAGTTGATAGGTTATCAACTATATCACTCTTAGGCACATAAGTACTCAAATCAACAGTACCTCCCAACGGGTCCCAATTTCCTTCATCGTGGTCAGATGAGCTAGTTGCTGTAATACATACAACATTGGCATTTGCAGGATATGGCTTACCACCTAAAGTAAAGGCATTAGTCACATTCCAAACATCACCAACCTTTGCATCAGTAAGGGCTAGTACATCAGATAAGTTAGTCTTAGTACCCTTCACTCTATACACATTACCCAAACCTGAGATTCTGTCATTAAGAGCCTTACCTTGAGCTGCTGATAAGGCTTTTGAAGCGTCAGTAGTGGTAAGGTTATTCACTACATCACTCTTAGCCAACTTCTCATCCTGCAATTTCTTACCCATTGCAGCCGAAAGGGGTGTTGTAGTAGAAGTAAGGGTTAGGCTATTTGCAACATCAGCTTCCCTTAACAAGGAACTATCTTCTACTGCTTCTACCACGTACTTTGTAGGAGTAGATATATTGATTAAAATATATTTAGTATTGTAGTAATTATCAGTTATATATAAATGCATATGTATAGGTTCTTCCCCTTCATAGCCTAATGTCACAATACCCTGATAATAATCTGGAGATTCATTAAGTCTAAAAACCCCTATAACGCCTGTATCTACAAAGCTTTTTATATTACTATTATCTAATCCATTTAAAGCATTTACTATATCCTGATGAGAGGAACTAGTACTTAGAGTATAGATGCTATCTTTAAAAAGATGCACCCCATACTTCTTTCCATTAAACCACACACTGTTTTCATCGGTACTAAAACTCATTAGGTTTGGGGTAGTACTCTGTGCTGCCTTACCTTGTGCGGAAGTTTTTGTTACCGCTACTCTTAATTTTTGTCTGTTTGCTGCCAATGCTTCTGTATCATTCATTGGCATAATTGAGTTAACAATCTTCATTTTTTTTTTTTTTTTTTTACTCGATAATAATAGCACCTGCTGCTTCACTCAATAGGTCTTTCAACAGGATTATCTTATTCTCACCACCTGAGACAATGGCTATCATATCATCTTCAGATACTTCTTCTGTTACCTTAAACTCTGTATCCTTGACTCCCAACTGAGCCAATTTGTCTCTAATTTCTTCTATTTGATTCTTAGTGAACATGTTACTCTATAATTACTTTAGAATCTTGACCTAATACAGGTTGCCACTCTCCATTGACAAAGTATAGCAACTTGCCATCCCTTAACCATAGATTCTCTATAAGAGGCTCTCTATTATGGGAAGCAACAACCTGTTTCTTTTTCATCATTTCCATACTACACCTCAATATAATCTACAAGGTACTTGCCCGGGGAGTTCTCCTTAATTGTAATAAAGCACCCTGAACTGGCAGTGCCCTCACCCTTATAACCACTGTAGTAGCAATAACACAAATAAGGTGGTACTAAATCAGGAGAGGAATTAAGGGTAATACCCTGTATTGGATATAAGGCTTCATTACTAAAACTAGCACATTCACCACTCATGTAAATCACTTCTCCAGCATTCAACCTTCTACATATTTCAGGAGTGAAACCTGCTTCAACCAACTGCTCTTGTGTAACATTAGGACTACTGGATACCAACTCCATTAGTTTTGTACCTGTAGGTGTAAGCACTGCAACATTAGACTTACTCTCTAATTCTGTTACCCTATTATTAAGAATCCTACCTTGGTTGGCAGAGAGAGGTAATTCAGTTCCTGAACTATTTAGTCTGTCTACAACAGAACTCACACAAAGAAAATTATCAATAGTAACAATAGTTATATAACTTTGGTCAATAATATATACACAAAGAAGCTGATAAAAGCTAAAACTTAAAAAGGTTACCCCGTCATTTTCTATCACTGAGGCAGTACTTTTGACAAATTGTCCCTCGTTTTGAAAATAACCAACAATTATCTTACCACCTGAGACAGCTTTTGTAAACTCATCCCAATTCCCTACAATAGATTCTACGTCTGTTGTAGACCATCCTTCTGTTGTTTGAAGGTTACCCGGTAGAACATATACATCGGAAGAGCCATTACCAGTAATGGCTTTCCAGCCATTACTAGTATAGTACTTCAACTCTCCATTATTAATCCAGAGGTCACTTGTACTTGGAGCTTTTATATCTTGTATAATATCTCTAAATCTTTTCATTGCTTATTATTGTTATTAGAAGTTGCTTTCTGCTTATTTATTTGTTTTTCCTTGAGCCTTGCATCAGTTTCAGCCTTCTCCTTATCATGCTCCAGCCTTTCCTTGTCAAGCTTAAGTCTTAAATCAAATTCCCTTATCTGCTCAAGTAGTTTGTCTTTGGCCTCCTGTGAATACTCCAATTCTGTAGAATCACTGTCTTCACTACCTTTACTCATAGCCTGCATTTGTGCAATCAGTATCTTGGTCTCATTATCTCTTCTATTGAGGGCATCTTCCTGTTGCAACTTAGCTTGCTCCAATTGAGCCTTTTGCTCTATTTCCTGTTGCTGTACCTGTAATTGCTGTTGCTGTGCCTGAGCCTGTCTTTCCTGTAGATTCCTCTCATCCTTTTCAACAAGCCTTTGCTTTTCAGCAAGTGAAGATGAGCCAGACAACTTCATAATAGTCGAGAATGTCAAAGCCTGATTCTGCAAAGCTGCTTGTGCCAAAGTATCAAGTTTTGAGTTCAGTTCCTGAATTCCATTACTACTATCCACTACAAGCCCATAATCTGACTCTGCAAACTCATCCCCATCTATCTCCATCACTTTCAAAGACCCGTCTGAGAGGATATACTGAAACTTCTTTGTTCTTCCTTTCAACGCAGCCTTACTTGTTTCAAGTAAGCATTCATATACTCTCCTCTTTACATCATCATGTGTCATAAACAGCCATTCTGTAATGTATGAGGATTGCAACATACTTCTTTCTACTCCACCTACTGTCTCTCTATTGCTTACCTGACCTTCCCTTTGTTTAGTAATACCAGCAACCTCAGCCATCTCCATCTTTATGAACTCAAGAAGGTTTATATACTGCTGTATCTGGTTACCGTCAGATGTAGGAATTGCTCCTGTAGATGCATTATTCAGGGCACCTGCGATTTTTCCTGTGGCTGCACCTAGGTTACCTTCTTTGAAGCTATCCTCAACTGCAACACCCATAGTCTTTGCATAGTACAACCACTTCTCTACATCCCAACCCTTAGGCTTTTTGGCAAAGTCAAGTCTTAATAATGTTCCCCAGTTCCTTGCCAGTAGCTTATTAAGCCTGTCATGTATAACATCATACATGTAATTATATGGCTTCATCATATCTACCAAGCTAAAGGGCCTGTTGTCATTCAGATTATAAATTGAGCCTATGATTCCAAAATGGCACCTTGAAGGGTTACTGAGTCTATTGTATTGAACTACTCTTGGCCTCATATTGACATATATGTCAGTACCAATCTTTGTTCCTTCCCAAGCCTCGTTTATGTAAAATATCTGCTCTTCTTCACCAGCATCCTTATCTACTACATAGGTCTCAGGATAGAAGTTAAATATCTCTTCACCTGTTTGAGGGTCATATCTTTTTATCTTCTTTATTCTCCTTCTTGACTTCCAATATACTCTAAGTACCCTGATATTTCCAGCAACATCAAAGGGTAATAAGGAATTGGCTATGCCATCATATCCTCCTAAGGGGTCCCAAAAGAATCCTTCTGCTTCAGTATCTATTTCATCCCCAATCATGTAGTTATTGACAAATCCATACCTTTCATCAACATTGCCCATAGAGTCTACAGCAGCCTGTCCTACATGGTCAGGTATCTTCTCTATGTACTCTATATCCTTCTTTGTCAATACGTCATAGAAAGTATCAATAACCCTGCCGGGACTCCAATAGTCCTCAATGATTATCATGTCAGCATCCTCAACCCTATTGCTATATCCTGACTTGAATATCCTAACCTTCATGGGATTCAACCTTTCAACAACTGGCTCTCCTCCTACTATGTCACATTGGTACATTTCCTCCCCTGTTGCCATTGCATCTATAAACCCTTGGTTGAGAATCAAGGGCAGATTCAACTCCTTCTTATAATGATTCAACAAGGCATTGGCTCTGATTTCTCTAATGTCCTGCCATTCATAGGTGTAATAGTCACCTATTTTCTCAAGCTCCTTAGCAGCATCCTCTTCTGATTGATAAGGGGCTGAGACCCATTCTTGCAGTCTTTGTAGTAATTCCTGTTTCTTATTATTCTCTATCTCAGAGATGGCATTAGGATTAGTTATCACTACCCTGCAATCAAAAGCTCTTCTACCCTCTTCCCCCCTCAGTACATTTAACTTACTGTTCATAATGGGATAATGTTGAATCCTGTTAGGTACAAAACTTGCCTGTATCTTCTCAGGATTCAATATCATCTCAAGGTCACTCATATGAAGCTTGCCATTAAGAAGGTCGTAGTTAATCTTCTTATGTACTACAGATTTTCTGACTAGGTTATAATTGAAGAAGGTCTTACTATCTGCCCAATCCAAAATTTGTTTCCTCCACTTTCTGTTCTTTTTGCTAAAAGGTAACTGCTGTGGAGGAAGTTGTATAAAATCACTCATATTTCCATTTATATCCATAAGCAGTTTTCCTCTTGCCAAGACAGCAACAGCCTATATGACTGCCTCTACCATTTAAGTACCTTTCTGCCTCTGAAGCAGAGGAAAATCTATTAATAATGTTATTATTCAAATCCAATTGAAGTACAGGCTTGCTAAATTTATCAGATATTAATTTCTTCACATAGTCAGAAACATGCTTACCATACATGCCATTGTTATGGCCTTTGTTAGCTCTACCAATTTTCCTTTTAGTCTCTTCAGAACAAGGTCTTCTTCCTGCTTCACTTATTTTCTTCTTAGCTTTTTCAGTATGATGTTTACCCTTAATCCAAGGAGTATACTGTTTAAGTTTCTCCTTAGTTTCATCTGAAAAGGATTCAGCACCCTCTCCTCCCAATCCTATGTTATAGCTTAGTCCTCTACTCTTATAGAGCTTTATAAGAGATTGCTCTAATAGGCATGCCCTTTCTTTTGTAGTCTTGCAAAGTATTACATGACTGAAAGTATCCCATCCATATTTCAGAGCAGCCTTATATATCAAAGAAGTCTCTTTGTACCCTATGCCATTTCTCCATCTCCTATTAGGATTCTTCGTGAAACGGGTTATTCCTACATAGACTTTATTATTTGTCTTATTTATATGTAGGTATACTATGTACTTCTCTTCCATGTACTTCAATCTAGTTACTTTGCAAAGTTAAATAAAAATATAATCCCATGCAAGTATATAAATAATTTATTAAGTGTCCATTCCCGTTTTACTAAATTTACTGACAAGGTCAAGGATGATAATTTCTCTTGAAGAATACGTCTTCTCCATCATAGCTACTTTCAGCATTCTCTTGCCTGTCCTTACCCATATTACCTTGGTACTTTATCATTTTATCTTCTCTGAGAAGCATCAACATTCCCATAGCTGATACCCTGTCAAAGTTACCCTCAGAGTTGTAGTTGATAAGCTCCTTTAACAGTGCCCTGTTTCTCACAGTAAACAGTCTTGGAACCATTACTTCCTTGCTTTCTCCATCAATAGTCTGAATAACAGGAACTGGGGATAGTAGCCAACTTCTCAACCTACTTCTTGCATAGGCATTTATGGCAGGTGAGGCATTGGTGCCTTTACTTTTGTTACCTATCCCATCCTTCATCATCTGCTTCTCCTTCAAGAAATCCAATACATCTGTAAGCAGATAAAGACTATTTCTTGTCGAGAAGTGAGAAAATAAGCCTTTCTTATTATACTCATAGTTCAGCCTACCATTATAAAAGAGACATAGTTTCCTGCAAATTTCATAGTAATCATCTGCAAAAGAAGGTCTTCCTGTGTACTCAGCTACTATTCTATCAGTCCACAAATCCAATACAAATATGGAACCTAATGACATAGTATTTGACTCATCATCATCATAAGGGTCAGCACCTAATATATACCTGTCGTTGTAAGGTTTGTTGGTATTCTTATCAATCTCAGGCATCTGAAATATCTCGATAGCTCCCTCAATCTTATTATCCTTATGTGGGAAGTCTCTGATAGGCTGTGCAGAAGTAGGCTTATACTCCACCTTCCCATCCTTGCTAAATACCAAATCCCCTACATAAACATCATCATACTCTGTAGGATTGGAATCCAATTGGCCTATTCTTTCAGTCAAATCAGCTACAGGGAACATGTTTACACCTGTCTTCACAATAGCTTCAGCAGGTGTAATAGGGACCTCAGCAATAGTCTTGATAATAGTATTAGGGTCAGTAGAATTATACTTTACCCTGTATCTGTTCATAAGGATTTCAATCAGTGCCTTGATAATATCAGATACACCATCTTCATTGTAGCATCCTTTCCTGTTTACATAACCGGGGAAGAAGAATACAAAATAAGGCTTACCCTGATTATACTTATCAAACACATTAGGTAAGGCATACATATTATAACCCTTTGGGTTATACATGATTTCCTGAGCACCAGCAAAGTCTGATTCATTATCACCAGCAGTACCTAACATATAGATTTGCCCAAAGATAATATCACCATCCTGTACTGAAGGTAACAATACATTATATAGGTCTACAAGTCTAGGGAAAGTACCAAACTCCTCGATAAGAATCTTGGCAGCTCTCTTACCTCTCAACTTAGATTCATCATCCTTAGATGATACACCTAAGACTGTATTCTGAGTGCCTCTTTCAATATCCAACTCCATATCCTTATACCCCATTGTCCAAGTCATTTCCTGTAAAGAGTTCTTTAATCTCTTTCTTGGGAACTGAGTATTAGTTGCACAGAAGTTAGCCATATCTACAAACTTGTTGAGTACACCATCCTTGGTGAGATACTCCTTCTGATAAGCAGTTACTATACCCTTTACTTTCTCGTGTGCATCCTTATTCTCACCCACTACAAATATGTGATTGAGAATTGATGCAAGACTATATGACTTACCTTTACCTCTGGATGCAAGCTCAGCCATGTGCTGACCTCCTTCAAAGTTGTTGTAAAGGCCACCATTTGATGCTTGGTCTAAGCAATGGAATCTCCAATATATACCTTCCCAGCACTCAGGTAATGACTCTACTCTATCTGCTCTCTTTGACTTCCTCTTTTTGCCATCCTTATCTTTGTACTCCCTAATCTTGGATAGCATCATAGGAGAATAATTAAGGAACCAATACAAATATCCTGTAACCCATTCTCCATCAGATTCTCTTACATATCCCTCCCAAATCCTTCTTCTCTCTTCTCTTATCCACTTACCATATTCACTATTAGGATTGGCATTAGGCCTAAGGTTAGTAAATGTACCATACTTCTCATAATGTATGGCAGATGGCCTGAAGTAATCCATATTCTCAAGTATATGGGGATTGGTTAAATCTACAATAATTCTACCTCTATCATCCCTCGGCCTGTCTTTAGCATATTCTCTTGTAGGACTTATCAGTCTCTTAACAAACTCTACATTATTTATAATATCAAATAATTGGTCCTGAACCTCTTGAGGAAGACTATTAACCAATTCATCAGTAAGCTCAGTCTGATATTTGTTCATTTTAATCCTCTGGAATTCCATTATATTCTCCCCTTATGACTTCATCATAGAATGATGAGCCTACCCAATTAAACAACATTTCAGATAATGTGACACTCATATCCTTATTTACAGACTCTTCCTGACCAGCAAGAGACCTTACTGTGTGTTTTAGTGTAAGTACCTCACATGTCTTGGAATCTTTGACAAACCAAACAGTGTACTTATAAGTCTTCAAAACCTTAAAAGTACTATGTGGGATAATCTCTCTTTGCAGAACCAAATGGCCTGTAGTCTGAATACCTAAAACTTCTCTTCTTCCCTTAATATGATTATTAAGTCCCTCTATAAAGTGTTCTAACATAATTATATTGCTAAGTCATCTTCAAATATTGTCTTCTCTCCTGAACCTCTCATCTTTCCTGAGTTTCTTATTTCTGAATTGAGAGCCTTCTCTGCTTCATCCAAGTCCTTGACAAGTGGAGTAATCTGCTTTACAATGCTGGTAATCTCCTTAAACTCCTTTACTTCAAGACTGTCAAAGTCAATATTCCTAAGCTTTGCCCTGAATTTATCAACCATGAATCTTGTGTCTTCAAGGAGTAAAGCGGAGATTGGCTTAAAGGACATGTAGAACTCCATAGCATCCTTTACTACCTTATCAGGCTCCCATTTGGGAGGCATACCCTCTCCTTCTTTAATAGCTTCCTTTCTCTCATCCTCGTCAACAAGATATTGGTAATCACTTCTAGGGTCACAGAAAAAATATATAAACCCCAATTCTGCAATTGCCTTATCCTTGTTAACAGTCCTATCCCTTTGCCAAATTTGCTTGAATGGCTTTAGTGCAAGAGCCTCCTCAGATATTATTATCTTATATCCTTCGTATCTGAATAATTTTATCATAAAGTATTGGTAAAAAAAAAAGAGTATCAGAATAGTATTCCTGATACTCTTTTGTATTATACAATTAGTCTTTTCTTATCTGGTTGGATAATTGGAGATGGAGTAGGGTCAGGAACTTCTTCCCACTCCTCTACCACAAAGTCTATATCCCTGTCTTGAAGGAGTAGACATTGCTGTCCATCCATTTCAACAACATCAAAGTTGTATTTGATAACTGGATTATCAGTTACAATTCCATCTTTTAGTGTACCTTCTCTATGCTGTTTGACTGCATATCTCGTTGGGTTTATGCAAACCAAATCTCCAACCTTTATATTTCTTACTGAATCTCCCACTGCAAGAACAGTCTGGTACTCTTTTAACCCTCCTTGCTGTTTTGTGGTATCAATAAGTCCACCTTCAGTCACTACATCATGCTCATACTTGTTCATAGTAGTGATAAGCGCAGTGAACATTGGCCTTATCTTTTTAACCTTTAGCATTTCTTCTCCCTTAATTTCTTTATTATCTTATACCTTTTCTTAACTCCCAACATTCTATCATAGGTACAAGTCAACTTACCCAATGAAGGAATATTAAAGTTTGTTTTCAACTTAGCAAAATCCTCCTCACTAATATTTTCCTTTAATGGCAAGGATTGTATGGATTGGTTAATGAATAACCAAAATGCCCTGTATGTTCTATCTACTAGCTTAGCAGGCAGGTTCAACTCACTGGAAACCTTACCAATTATATCAGAATATATCATTTTAACTCAAAGAGTAATAACAACTGGAAGGCATCATTATCTGCATTGATATTAGGGATGAATTTGGGATTTATCTTGCCATCTACTATGACTTTGTTCTTCCTTAATTTACCCAAAATTACTTGAAAGTGTGGAAGAGTAATATTACACTCTTCCCTCACCTTCTTCTTTGTATCCTCACTCATTGTAACCCTATCAAGTATTTCACTGTCCTTGATAACTTTACTGAGTTCATATCTTTGCTTCACAAAAGATGCAGCAACATCTATCTCTCTTTTGGTTAACTTATGAAAAGGTTCTAGGAACATGAGCCAATACCTGAAGAAGCTTTTGTCTAGAGAGCATGGTACTCTTGCTATATTATTAGGCTTCTCCATGATGATATTTACTTTTCTTCCTTACCTTCTTCCTTGGTGTCCTCCTCAGGAATCGCCATTATATTTTCAATTTCCTCTGTACACTTATTCAAGAAATCCGGCTTAAATGCGTGACCATTTTCTACCACCTTAAATAAATAGTTAAGTCTTTGGAATGTATTCTCCAGATTAGATTTCTGAAGGCTCATGTACAACTGCTTAACTTGTTCACTCAATTGATGAGCCACATTCTCCAACTGTTCATAACTCATCTTAGATGGCTGTTCCTGCCTAAGTTCTTCCTTTTCTCCCATATCATTTTATATTTAATAGTTTTCCAAATATTTATGTCCGTACCTGTTCTTATAATTAGTCTCCCACTCTTCTATTGAGCACTCCCCAATATCAGTAGAGCCACACTCATCACAATAATCCGAATCCTTCATCCTAGGTACAAATCTTACCTTCAAGGATAAACAATGCTTGCAATATAGAACAGGCTCCTCATTATAGGAATTCTGCCCTTCTGTGTTTGAGTTGCTCATATATTGACTTCTTTACTTCATTCATTACTCTGCTGTGGTGTCCCTTCCTTCTGCTAGTATTAGCTCTGTTATTGAAAGGTCTCTTAGGACATATAGTGCCTGAAGGAGATACTAACCCTCTTCTTATGGCTCTCCTAATTGATTTAAACTTACCAACAGCTCTATAATCTCTTAAATTAAGAGTCTCTGTAAGTGGGTTCTCTACTGTAAGCGAGTCCTCTACTATATCTGCCTTGTTTCCCAGATACTTCTTGAACTCCTCCTCACTCATCAATGGTCTCTCTACTAAATTAAACTTCTCCTCCATAATAGTATATTAATACATACTGACCTCTTTCCTCTAAGAGAGAGACTATGTCTTCCCTTTTAATCCCTAAGGAATTGGCTTCCTTCACAATCCCCCTAAGATTATCAGCAGTCAAAGCATGCATAATTTGATGCCTTTCTTGACTCTTCTCTATCTTAGTCCTTGTCATTCTACTCTTTTCCATATCAATTTAAACTAGTTGCGGAGAAGTGAATCGAACACTTGGAGTCCAGCTTATGAGACTGGATTGAATACCAATTCTCTCCGCGATATTAGAGTGGGATAACAGACTCGAACTGTCAAATTAACCTTGGAAGGGTTACATGTTACCATTACACTAATCCCACATTGAGTAGATAATCAGACTTGAACTGACCCCTTGACATTGGCAATGTCATATGCTACCGCTAACACCATATCTACAAGAGCCTAAGATTTGGGTAACTGGTACTTAGGCATTGCAAGTATCACCTTAACTTGCACCCTCAATCACCTACACCTCATTGAGCTTTTTAATTTCAGTGGCGCAGGTCAGCTCCTGCCGAGGTTTATCTAGTAGCATTGAGTGTTACTCTCTCACTGTAGATAAGACAGCTTTTAGTAACTTGTGAGTCCCCTAAAGGATTTGAACCTTCTCTTCTTGTTTACAAGACAAGCTTGCTAACCATTAACACTAAGGGGACGGTGTCTTAATATGGTCTTATATCACATAAGTGGAACAAGTAATCATACTTGTTGATGTTCTGAATGAAAGTCTCACATTCTGAAGTAATACCCTTATAGATAACATCCTGTGGTATCTTAGCATAAAATGCTAAGGTGGCAGATTTAACCTCTGCTATAAATGTGTAAGCACTTCAATGCATCACTTGAAGTGCCTTTGATAGCATTAGGTTGCATCTTACCTAGGATACCCATGTAACCTTCTGCAAGACTATCTTGGTAGTCTGATAGGATTTCAAGGAACTCATCAAGATATACATGTATATTCTTTTTAGGAGCTGCCCAATGTAGATTCTTACATTTAGTCTTCCAACCTTCAATCTGATTTAAGAAATCTATAAATAGTTGTGAAGAACCGGATAACATATCCCTATCTGATTCTATTGGAGTAAATAAACTCTCTTCCTCAAACATATTCTCTTATTTTAATAATGCAAAGTTAAGTAAAACTTATGATATAACCAAGCATTTACTTAATTATTTTCAAATTATTTTTAGTACCCCCTAAGAGACTCGAACTCTTACACTTGAAAGTCAGGGCTTCTAAGACCCTTGTGTCTGCCATTCCACCAAAGGGGCATTTGTATGTACTTCTGGAGGGAGTCGAACCCTCAATCTTATTTCAGCCCTGACCTTTGAAGTCAGTGTGTATTCCAATTCCACCACAGAAGTATAAAAGTGGGTATTCATAGAATCGAACTATGTTCTTAGGTTTTTCAGACCTGCGCAATGTAACCATACCTGCCCAACACCCATAATGACTTATTTGTGTCTCTACCCACATCACCTTCCATAAGTCAAGGACAAAGATTTCTATTGAAGTGGGGCAGAAAGGAATCGAACCTTAAATAGCCTGAGGCAGTGGATTTACAGTCCACACTAATTCACCACATTAAAGCTACCCCATATATATTTATTACTCACTCCAACATCAAAGGAACTATATTCCAACTGGAATAGTTCCTGTAGGTGTCCAAACACAAGTCTTAGCAGCTTGTCTAAGATATGCCTTAGTACCCTTCTTAATCAATGAAAGAACTCTTTTCATAACAATAAAAATTTGGAGTTAATAATGTTATGTTCCCCCATAAGGAGTCGAACCTTACTCTCAGGATTAAAAGTCCAGAGCATCCACCATCAATGCTTTGGGGGAATATTTGCCAAGGTTGAGATTGTGCTCCCACAAGGACTTGAACCTTGAATCCACAGTTTAAGAGACTGTTGCTTTAACCAATTCAGCTATAGGAGCTTGTTGAGACTTGGAGGTGGGACTCGAACCCACGAATCATCAAATTTGCAGTCTGTGCCATTAGCCACTCTGGTACTCCAAGGTAGTACTGGCAGAGGGGGTTGAACCCACATGCAACCTATTACCCTTTCTACTGTGTATAAGACAGAGGGGATATGCCAGTATATTGGGGTGTCTGATGGGACTCGAACCCACACAATTTGGAGCCACAATCCAAAGCTCTGACCAATTAAGCTACAGACACAGTTCTGATGAGTAGACTCGAACTACTAACTACTGCCTTATGAGAGCAGCTTTCTACCATTGAAATACATCAGAATATTTATATAGAACTTATTTTCCAGAACCTAATAAGAGCCAGTTCCTCTTTCCTATGAGAGTAAGCTGTTCTAAGATACTCTAATATCTCTTTAGGAACTTTATCATCACTATCTGCCTTAATAACTATTTCAGATGTATGAAAATTGTTATTTACTGTATAAGTTACTATATAATTTGCTATCATAATAAAATCTAAAATTGTTGGCATACAAGGAATTGAGCCTTGATTACTACCTTATCAGAGTAGCTTCCTAACCATTAGAAGATATGCCCATTATAGCTGATACTGAATGACTCGAACACTCATCTTTCAGATTTGGAGTCTGAGGTTTTACCATTAAACTAAGTACCAATAAGCTGGGATGATAGGACTCGAACCTACTATCTTCTGGTTAACAGCCAGTAGCTTATACCATTTAAGCTTCATCCCAATAATTGTTGCTCCTATTAGAATCGAACTAATGACCTTTTCCTTGTAAGGGAACTATTCTGAACCACTGAACTAAGGAGCAATAGGGACAGTTTCTTTATCCTCTAACTGTCCAAAAGAGTGTCCAAGCAAAAGCTCAACATTATGAAAACATGAAAACATAGTGTGGAGAATGAGGGACTTGAACCCTGAACTCCTCCTTGCAAGGGAGATGTGTTAGCCAATTACACCACAAACCCCATTAGTATAGTAGACAGGACTCGAACCTGCATCCTCTGCATCCCAAATGCAGTGCCCCACCAATTAGGCTACTACTATATATTGCGGAGAGCAGTGTACTTGAAACACAGACATTTTACTGCCCGAAGCTACTTAGCAGGTAGTCCCTACACCTTGCAGGTTTACTCTCCGAGTGGTTGTTTTTAGCTAGTAGAACCAGTCATCTAGTCTTACTTAACCTAGTAAGATAGGTATTAACAGAGGAAGAAGAGAGACTCGAACTCTCACACCATTTTTACATGATTACTGGTAGTTTTCAAGACTACTGCCTTACCATTAGGCTTATTCTTCCATTTGCCTATCTACCTCTGTAGGATAGGACTTTAGTAGATTAAAAGTGGATTAGCAGGATGTGGGAGAATTGAACTCCAATCTCCTGATTGACAGTCAGGCACATTAACCACTATGCTACACACTCTAAGTTGTAGAGCTATTGGGATTTGAACCCAAATTTCTGCCTTGAGAGGGCAGTTACCTAACCCTTAGTAGATAGCTCCATTTATTTGTATTGGGTATGGGGCTTGAACCCATAATCTCCACATTGAAAGTGTGGTGACTTAACCACTTCGTCTAACCCAATATTTAGTACCCCCTATAGGAATCGAACCTATATTCTAAGTTTAGAAGACTCATGTACTATCCATTGTACTAAGAGGGCATCTTATTGTTACCCCAATAGGACTTGAACCTATATTATGAGAGCCAAAATCTCATGTGATGACCAGTTACACTATGGGGCAATAAAAGAAAAGGAATGTTACCTTAAACAACTAGTTAAAGTAACATTCCTTATGTGGAAATTTCCCAAAACCAATTTTCCTTAATTGCACTGCAAAGGTAAGCAAAATATTTGAATTGTGCAAGCTTTTCTCCAATTATTTTCAATTCAAGTATCATTTTCTTGTCTTGAAGGAGTAAAGTTAGGATTGATTTTAGGTCTTATCTATATTCTTTCAAGTAATTCCTACTAACTTGTTAGCCCAAGATTCAGTATAAAAACTGTAGTGGTTCCATTTAATTCCTATCTTACTACATAGATAATGTACTATGTTATGTAGTAGTGATGGGATTCCTATTACTATCAAATATAGTGGACCTAATATATCAGATTGCTTACTATGACCACATTCATGTTGAATGGACTTTTGTGATGACATAGGATTCACAAAGAGATAATCTCCTAAAGACATGGCTGAAGGTAGAGTAATATTCACTATAATGGTATTACCATCTGCCCTACCTTCTCTATATGCAGCTTGGCACAATATGCCCTCTATACACAGAGCAAGCATATTCTGTGGAAACTGCCATAACCATTTAATAGAATCCTTAATGTAATTACCTATCTTTTTCATTCTTGTATATAGTAATATCCCTGAAGCTTTGTTATGGCTTCATAAGAGTTATTTCTAATCTCCTTTTAACTACTAACTTCATTAGACCAGTTCTTGATTATACCCCTATAGTATGATTCCCTGTGCCTTTTCTCAGGTGGATGTGCTCATACAATCTAATTTATATAGTAGCAATTTTAGTAGTATTGGGGACAACCTCAAGAGCTATGTAATAAGCTGCTCTTTACTAACCCAACTTCTAACCCATTACTTTTTAACCTCATGGGTGAAAGGTTAACCCACCATTAACCTCTACTGGGATGCAAAGGTAGATAAAAGTTTTGATATATGCAAATATATAAATGAAAAATTTATAGGAAAAATAATTTTCTCTTTTTTTTTTACTGCTTTTCTCCATCTTTCTAATTAGTATAGGAGTGATTTTGACCCCCCCCCCTATCCACTTTCTAATTTTTTTTTCTATTTTTTTTTTTCTGTGATATTTTTATGAGTGGTACTTACACCAACCTCACCTCCCCCATCACTTAGCCCAAGGGGGTCCTACCCCCTCAGGTTAAAAATTCACATTATTAACAATTAACAAATTACATTATGGGAAGAAATTTAGTATTCAATGACACATTGACAGTTGAGCAGTTTAAAGCAGCAATGCATGTAGATAAACTGAGTGTTAAAAAGAATCCCAACACAGGCAAGTTATTCTTTGCCTATGGTGCAAAGACTGGAGCTGTAGCAACCAAAGGTATTCCTCAGAATCCTATGGTCAGTGATGTTACTACTCCTGATGGTGACAGATTCTGGCTTCTTCATGAGGAAGGCCAAGGTGGAGCACCTACATTGGCAACTTTCTAAAGTATCAAGGGTTAGCAGGCAGAAGTGCCTGCTTACCCTTTTCTTATTTCTTATCCTATCATTTAGACATTAATAGGTTTATTACTTAAACATTAATAGGTTTATTACTTAAACATTAATAGCATTAATAGTATTTGTTGTGTAAAAGTATATAAGTAGGAATCAGTTACCTCTTAGTATAACTCTTAGATATGTTACACCTTATATTATATAGTAAACAATATTTACAATAAACAGTGCTTTTATTAAGTCTAATATGCTGAATAAGAATAAGTTAAGAGGGCTAGTAGATGGTAAGATTTATCAATAACCCCCTTCCAACAAGGCCATTATTCTCACACTGGAAAAATAACAAATGGGGTAATACATAGTTGTTTTTACTGTGTACAATAACCATTTATCCTTGAAAAATTAGCAAACAATCAAACTCTATCTGTTATAAGTAAAGGAATAAATAACAAATATGGGTTACAGATAAAAGAAAATCCACAATCAAATGAATAAAATATCATGTTATAATGGCATACTTTATAAGATAGAGTATAAGCCAGAATTGTCTCAAAAAGACTATACACAGAGACATGTGTATCACATTAAGACTAATGATAAGGACTATCTTTGTGCTCACAATGCCATAAAATCTATTATGAATGATGGCTCTTGGGAAAGAGAAGAATGGGCGATGAGGAATAATCAGCAGCCTTCAATGGCTAATGCTCTTCACACTTATCATGAGTTTGAGTATAATGAGGAGCTTAATGTATATGTATACACTTTTGTCAGACCTTATGATGATTAAAGTAATGAATATCAATTCTATTTTCAAAAGAAAGCACAAGTATCTTGTGACATTCTATAAGCCTTCAAGAGTTAGAAAATACATATGTACAAGGATTATTGGGAGCACATTACAATTTGCTCTCAAAAAGTCCTTTAAGTATGGAGTATTTACAATCAAAAGATTAGATAGATAAAATATGACACGAATAATTTATGTAGTTTATACTAGAGAGTATCTTACAATCAAAGAGTGAAGTATCTATTTGATTGAAAAAAAAAAAGTAAGTTCTTTTTTGTAAAATATTCATAGTTGATAGAATGAAATTCATATTACTGGTCTGTGAAGATAGGTAATATATGCTCTCATAGTTCAAGGGATAGAACATAGACCTCCTAAGTCTGGGATACAAGTTCGAGTCTTGTTGGGAGCACAAGGAAAGTTATAATGATACTTACTCATATAGGAGTATAATCATTTATTAAAACTCAAAGGGTATATTCAGAACTGGGATGCAAGGAATATATGGGAATGTCCTAAGTGTGGTACTTACAATCCAGAGGGATACATCTGCGTAGAGTGTAAATATGATAATAGTAGTGGTATCTAACACATATTGTTTTACAAAAAAAAAAAGTGATGGAACAAGAAAGACAAGGAATGAGCCTGAAAGAGGAAGTAGAGAAGACACTAAAAGCAGGCATGTCATTGAAAACAAGACAAAAGTTTAGGGAAGGAGTCATCAAGATTGGGGAAGCAAGGGGGGACAGTTGTACAGAGGATGTACTGGACAACTGTCTGATTGAGTTTAGCAGATTAAAGGATGCCCAATCTAAGGGCATAATAATCGCAGCCTTGATGTCAGAACTTCCTTTAATGTTACAGAAAGTAATTTCTGAGAAAATGATAGAGGCTATTACCCTCGAAGTCGTAGCACAAACCTTCGGAGGTTTAAAACAAGAAAAATAATGAGTGAAATCAAATTAAGTCTGAGTATTGAACTTCAAGGAAGTACAATGTTCAGCAAGGAGGAGTGCCTTAAAACAACTCAAAAAGTCATTGAGAGAAAAACCAAATCCGGTAAAGTATTTAAGAAGACTATCCATGTCCAAACTGAAGATTTGGACAAGATGACCAAAGGCTCTGTGAGGATAACTGATAAGAATGGGAAAAATCCCGAGATTATCACCTTCTACACTAGAAAATGTAAACCGGCTACTCAGACCATCAACATGAGTAAGGAGGCTTATGAGTATATGATTAGCAAGGATTCTTGTCCTTCATGTTTCAAGCCAAGAGAATGGTCTGCAATGAATAAGAAAGAAAGGCTTGAGGCTCACTTGAAGAGGACAGTAGAGCATCTTGGTGGTACTTCATATTCTTATCAGATATTTGGAGACTAAGTAAGGAATATTTTCATAGTAAAGGTAAGGATACTGATAACATCCTTACCTTTCTTTTTTTTTACAACCTATTGATTAAGTAAATATAAGTTTAACAAAAAAAAAAGCATGAAAGAAGCAATTTTATTGACTGATGGCTACAAGTTAGACCATAGAAGACAATATCCTGAAAACACGGAATATGTCTATTCTAACTGGACTCCAAGAAGCTGTCATTATTATCCTGAAGCTACAGAAGGTGCTGTTGTATTTGGTATTCAATATTTTATCAAAGAGTACTTGATGAAGCAGTTCCAACAGGACTTCTTCAATAAGCCTAAGGATGTAGCAGTTGCAGAGTTCAAGAGAAGGGTAGATACATTCTTAGGACCTAACAATGTAGGTACTAAGCATATTGAGGAGTTGCATGACCTTGGCTATCTTCCCATCAGAATCAAAGCATTGCCTGAAGGTACACTATGTCCTATTAGAGTGCCTGCATTGACATTCATCAATACACATCCTGACTTCTTCTGGCTTACCAATTACTTTGAGACTCTTATCTCAACTACCTTATGGTTGCCTATGACAAGTGCAACTACTGCAAGGTTGTATAAGAAGGAGTTGATAAGGCATGCAAGGAAGACAGGATTTAAGGATGTAGACCTTAACTTCCTTATACATGACTTCTCTATGAGAGGTATGGCTGGAGTAGAAGCTGCCATTATGTCTGGTATGGGACACATGACCTCATTCTGTGGCAGTGAGACTATACCTGCTATTGCTGGTCTTGAAGAGTATTATAATGCAGATGCTGATAAAGAGCTTATTGCAGCTACAATACCAGCTACTGAACATAGTGTCATGTGTGCAGGAGGTAAGGAAGATGAGTTGGAAACATTCAGAAGACTAATTACAGAGATATATCCTACTGGATTTGTATCTATTGTTTCTGATACTTGGGACTTCTGGAAGGTAATGACAGAGTATCTACCTAAATTGAAGGATGAAATCCTTGCAAGAGATGGTAGGTTAGTCATAAGACCTGATAGTGGAGACCCTGTACATATCATTGCAGGTTACAAGCAAGGAGACTTTGAGAATTGGCAAGAACAAACAGAAGCTCAGAATAAGATGGGCAGCACTGCTGTGTGGGTGGGTGCTTATGAAGTCTTGTGGGGAATCTTTGGTGGAACTATCAATGAGAAGGGCTACAAGGTACTCAACCCTAAAGTAGGCATTATCTATGGTGATTTCATTACTCTTGAGAGACAGAAGGAAATCTACAAGAGACTTGAGGAGAGAGGCTTTGCAGCTACTAACCTTGTACTTGGTGTAGGTTCATATACCTATCAGTACAAGAGCAGGGATTCTCTTGGCTTTGCTATGAAGGCTACTTGGTGCCAAGTTAATGGAGAAGGGAGGGAAATCTTTAAAGACCCAAAGACTGATGATGGTACCAAGAAATCACTGAAAGGCCTTATCTGTGTTCAAAGTGATGGTGATAGGTATATAGCTGAAGACCAAGTAACTAAGGAACAAGAGGATAAAAGCTGTCTACAGACTGTCTTTGAAGATGGCAAGTTGGTTAAAGAGTGGTCTCTAAGACAGATTAGAGACAATGTTAATAATTCTATAGTATTGGAGGATTAGTATGCAAGTATTGAATCTTATCAGGCCTGAAAAGAGTAGTGTAAAGTATAGGGTTATACAGTTTCCTGATGGTGAACCTCATATTATCTTAGAGAATATTGACAGGAAAGATGATTTATCTGTGACATGCAGGGTATGCAATCCTACTGATTTGTTCATTCTTATGCAGGTAGGTGATATTCTTAATAGGCAAGGTGTCTCGTTTATTTTGCATATTACCTATCTCATGAGCATGAGAATGGATAGGGTAATGAGTTATGATGAGTCATTTTCTCTTAGCATAGTTGCAAAGGTAATAAATGATATGTCTCCTGAATCAGTTCATGTACTTGAACCCCATTCATATAGGGTACAAGACCTTATTAAGGGGTATTGGGGAGATATTGTCACTCCTGTGCCAGACTTTAGAGGATACTTGAAAGTGTATCCTGATAGAGGTGCATTGCAAAGGTATAGTGGAAACCCCACTGAGAATGTGATATGTAGCAAAGTCAGAGACCCAAGGACAGGACAACTCTCTGGTTTCAAGATTGAAAACCCAGAAGTTATAGAGGGAAATCAAGACCTTCCACTTGTAGTCATTGATGACTTGTGTGATGGAGGGGGCACCTTTAAAGGTATTGCACAATTACTTGAATCTCATTATCCTAATAGGGATAGGGTCATCTATGTAACTCACATGGTTAATCCTAAGGGCATTGCCACACTTAGCGAGAATTACAAGGAAGTTTATTTCACTAATTCATATAGGGATTGGGAACAGGAAGCTTTACCCGACAATGTAAAAGTAATTAAAGTAGTATGAAAGCTGAAATAGTAGCAAAGATTGCTGTATGGTTTATAATCTTCGTTGCCCTGCTCACATTAGGGCTTGGAATGATGTCAACACCAAATTCTGTCGAGAATGTATTAGGATTTCTTTTGATAGTAGTAATATTCTATTTATCAATTAAAACAAAATGTCTAACAATAATTAAATTTAAAAAAGATGAAGAGTAAATTGATTCTAGGGATATTGTCCCTATTTGTGATGCTCTCAGTAACATCATGCATGGAGAAGGTAGATGCAGGTTGTGAGGGCATTAAGGTGAACTTATATGGTAATGACAAGGGAGTAGATGATGCTTCTTTAGTAACTGGTATTGTGTGGTATAATCCTTGGACTACTACAGTGTATGAGTATCCTACCTATGTACAGACCATTGATTATGAGCCTTTTACAATCAATGCAAAGGATGGTTCTGAGTTTACTGTAGACCCTACTGTCTCATTGAAGATTATTGATGGTAAATCACCTGCTGTCTTCAAGAAATACAGGAAGGAGTTAAGTGAAGTCATTAGTGGTACACTATATAATTATGTAAAGGATGCCTTTAGAATCCAATTGAACAAGTTTACCACAGATGATATTGTAAGTAAAAGGGACAGTATTGAAAATGCTATTGAAGTGTACTTGGCTCAAGCACTTGCCAAAGAGAACTTCCAATTAGAACAACTCACTTCAGGTCTCAAATATCCTCAGACTATTGTAGAGTCAGTAAATGCCAAGAATAAAGCTATCCAACAGGCTATGCAGGTGGAGAATGAGGTGAAGGTAGCAGAGGCACAAGCCAAGAAGCTTATTGTAGCAGCAGAGGCAGAGAAGAAGGCCAATGAGTTGAGACAGCAAGCACTTACCCCTGAAATCCTTGAGAAGATGTGGATTGAGAAATGGAATGGAGCTTTGCCTGTATATGGTCAAGTTCCTACAATCTTTAAAGATATTAGCAAATGATGTGGGTTATATCAATTCTTATCATACTCTTCACTATTTGTATCTTGACAGATACAAATGTTGAAGAGTATCGTAGGATAAATGGAGATATGAAATTAGTGGAGACGTATAAGCTAGGATTGCCTCTATGGATGATATTGGTTATTGTCCTATTGGGCATTATTCCTTGGCTTAATATAACTCTATTTGTAATCTTTATTGTGCTTTATTTCATATTCTCATTAGAGGAAAACTGGGATGAACTTGATAATAGAGCCATAGTACTTTCATTGGATGGAGGTAACATTATCACAAAATGCTTACTGAAAGTCAAGGAACTACTATGTTGGAAAATATAAAACAGTGAAGAGAAACTGAGCAATGACTAGAGAAGAAATACAAGAGTTAGCTTTGTCAAAGATTGATAAAGCTAAATACCTTATCTTGGAACTTATTACCGGAATGGGTAAGACCAAGGTAGCAATAGGTCTTATTAACCATATATGTGATAGAGTGTCCAAAGCTAAAGGAAGACCTGCCACTATACTCATTCTGGTAGCCAAGACTGTGCATAAGAGTACTTGGAGAGACGAGATTGAGAAGTGGGGAGGAATCATGTCTGACTGTATAACCCTTGAGTGTTATGAGTCCATGAAGAAATATAGGAAAACAGACTTTGATATAGTGGTTGCTGATGAAATGCAACACCTCTCTGATGCAAGGTTGGAAATCCTTGAGACCATTAGTATCAATGAGTCATTCATTGGATTATCTGCCACCATCAAGGGAAGTACCAGAGATTATTTCCTGTATAGGTATAATGCTGAGGTCATCAAGTGTGGCCTTAAGGAAGCTGTAAAGGATAATGTATTACCTGAACCTACAGTGTATCTGTTACCCTTATATTTGGATACTACAAAGTATACTTATAAATCTAGGAAGTTTGGGCATGACACAGTCACCACTCAAAAAGGCTATTATGACAATATTTCCTCGCTTGTAACTTGGTATAAAAACAAGTTTTATAACACAAGAAATGAGAGAATAAAGAACTTATGGCTTTCAACAGCAGGTAAGAGACTGAAGTGGTGCTCTGAACAAAAGGAATCTCTTGTATCATCTCTTCTAGTCAAGCTTAGGAATTGTAGGGTATTGACATTTTGTAGCAGTATAGAACAGTCAGAGAGAATATGCAGGCATAATATAACTTCTAAGAACAGGGACTCGGAGAAGAACTTGGAACTGTTTAACAGGAATGAGATAGAACATATATCTGCATGTAATATTCTTAATGAAGGAGTAAATCTGAACAACTGTAGAGTGGGAATATTCTGCAATTTGAATAGCTCGGAGATTATAACAAAACAAAGGATAGGCAGAATCCTTAGGCATAAATCCCCTATCGTGATAATACCTTACTTTGTGGATACAAGGGAGCAGGAGTTGGTGGCTAAGATAATTGAGGAGTATAATGTAGAGTCTGTAAAAAGTATTTCAAGCATTAACGAAATAGAATTATGAAAAATAGAGTTAGAATCATCAAGAAGGAGTTTAAAGTAGATGAAAAGAACAAAGTGGTAGTATGTGAATTGCTATTCACACTACAACTACTTGGCAGTGAGGCAATTCCTAATATAATGGATATACCCGGTAGATTGGCAAAGGAGGCTATATCAATGGGGGATACTCTAGTTTGCAGGGGAAAAGCCAGATGTAGTAGTGATGATACCTTTGATGAGGCAGTTGGCTGTAGGATAGCTGAATGCAGGGCTAAAACAAAGATGTTCAAGGTTGCAAGGAATGTATGGAAAACTTTGGGTGATGACTTGGTTGAAAGAGCAGCATCATGTCACATCTTAGGTGATGCATGTAATGCTGCCATGAACATAGAAAAGGAACATCTAAAAGAGCTATTGCCATGATATGTCTTAGTGAGGAAGGTTGTCAAAAGAATGGGGTGGGTATAGGAGAGGCATTGATTCTCTTACTCATTCATAATAAGGCAGACCTTGAAACAGCTAGGAGTAACCTGACTAAGGGAGGATATATAACAGCCGCATCTTATGGATTATTCCTAGAGTATGGGTGGAGGCTTACTAGTAAGGGCAAGGAACTGTTGGATTCCATAATTATGGAGTCTAGTGGGAAGCAAGAGTCTAATGAGAGGCTATCTCGATTGGCCAGAGAACTGAAGGAGATATTCCCGAAAGGCAAGAAGGACGGTACCAATTATTATTGGGCAGATGGAGTGGCATTGATTATGCGAAGGTTGAAGTTGTTCTTCAAAAAGTATGGGAACACTTACACTGATGAGCAAATCATTAGGGCAGCAAGTAAATATGTGGAAGGATTCAATGGTAACTATACATATATGAGATTGCTAAAGTATTTCATCTTCAAAGAGAAAGTTGGTGCTGCTGGTGAAGTTGAGGGAGAATCGGAGTTAATTAACTATATCGAGAATGCTGGTCAGGAAGAGAATTTGAGAAATGATTGGACTTCTACATTAAAATGATTACATTAAGAGAGCGAGTACTGGATAATCTGAGGATTAGAAGGCAAAGGATTCTCAATGGGCAACTGAATTGCATCAGTTCTCCATTCAAGAGGTTTGCTGGTGACTTCATAGGTATAGAGCAGTCATGCTATTATACTGTGACCTCATTCACCAAAGGAGGCAAGTCACAGTTTGTGTCCTACACCTTCATTTATAAGCCTCTTATGTTTTGCTATTACACAAAGGCAGATATAGATATAAAGATATTGTATTTCCCTTTGGAGGAAACTCCTGAAAGGATATTGCAAAGGTTTATATCTTGGTTGCTCTTTGAGCTTAGTGGTGGCAAGGTAAGAGTAAGTCCTAGAGATTTAAGGAGTACTACAAAGGCAGTGCCACAAGAGATACTTGACTTGATTGCATCTGATGAGGTGCAGGATATAATCAGGTACTTTGAAGAGCATGTAGTGTTTCCTGATGAGGCCTGTAATCCTACTGGTATATATAAGTTCTGTGTAAGATATGCAGAAGAGCATGGCAAGACTTATTATAAGGAGGGTAAATACAAGGACGAGTTTGGAGTAGTGAGAAGCAAGGAAGTGTTTGACAGATATGAGCAGGATAATCCTAATGAATACAGACTGATTGTGATAGATACTATCAACCTCATAGATACTGAGAGGGGAATGACTCTAAAGCAATCTATGGATAAGCTTAGTGAGTATTGTGCAAAATATTTAAGGAACAGGTATTACTACTCTCCTGTGGTAATTCAGCAGCAGGCTTTTGACCAAGAGGGTAATGAGGCATTCAAGATAGGCAGGGTAAGACCTTCAGTTGCAGGATTAGGAGATAGCAAATATACTTCAAGAGACAGTAATGTGGTTCTTGGCTTGTTCTCACCCTATAGGTTTGCTTTAAAGGAGTATGAGGGATATGACATATCAAAGTTCAAGGATAACATAAGATTCTTGGAGATGATAGTCAATAGAGATGGTGAGATGGGAGGACTATGTCCTTTATTCTTTGATGGGGCTGTGTGCCAATTCAATGAACTCCCAAGACCCAATGACAGGGAAGAATTGCAGAAAGTATACAGCTATCTGGAATCCATAAGGAGCAGTCCTGCTAAGTCTTTCTTTAGTTACACAACAAGTAAAATAGATAAGGGGTTGCATAAACATAAAATATTTCATAAGTTTGCATCCCTTTTTCGTATATCAACAAAATAAACATAAAAGGAGAAGTAATGGCAAAGATATTAGTTCTTGCAAAGAGTGGATTTGGGAAAACTACTTCTTATTGTGGTAGAATCAAGCTGGGAATAAAGGGTCTTAACCCAAAAGAGACCTACATTATCCAGTGTATTGGTAGGGGTGTTCCCAATCCTGACTTCAAGCTGATTGAAGGTAGTATAGGTGTGGAGAATGTAGGCAAACCTACACAGAAATTATCTAATGCCGGAGCACTGGCCACAGGTAATAGGGTGCAGGTGGATTGTCTCACAGGTCTTGATAGATTTGCAGCAGTGGCAGAAATCATCAACATGTTGAAGAAGTCGCCTTACAAGAATATACTTGTAGATGACATGAATTATCTTGCACAGGATTTCTACATGGCAAATGCTATGAAAGGTGGATGGGATACTCCCAAGCAGATTGGTTATGGAATGGGCCTCATCTTTGATGCCTTCAAGGGACTTCCTGAGGATAAGAATATCATTTGTTGTGCTCATTATGAAGAGTACAAGGATAAGAATGGTGATTCAATATCCTATAAGTTCAAGACCACTGGAAAGATGGTGGATGACTACATAACACCTGAAGGAAAGTTTGATATTATCCTCTTTGGTAAGGTAGGTTATGATGCAGAAAACAAGAAACCTATCAAGCATTATGTGAAAGAGTTTGATGGAGAATATCCTGCTAAGGATAGCCTTGGTGCATTAGATGACCTTCCTGATGAGATTCCCAATGATTTGTCTATTGTTGTAGACAAGTTAAGAGAAGTCTATGGATAGGGATGAGATTGTAAGAATATCAAGGTCAGTTGCTGGTAAGAGTGTTACTATAGATGACATTAGTATAGTGTTGATGCAATACTGTATAGAACAGGGCAAGCCTTACTATGAGACTACCTTGTTTGTCACCAAGGTATTAAGTAGCACACAACTGGCAGGATATTTTATGACAGCTCTAGACTATTATGAGAGGAAATTCACAATATACAAGCTGTGGGATAAGCCTAATATATTACAGAAATCTGGAGGATTAGGACAATTATTACAGATATTTTTAGTAACAAGTATTTAAGTATTTTTATTTTAGCAAGAAGAGTATGAACAAGACATTAACAGTAAGACAGTTTGCTGCTGTAAAAAGAGTGGCACAGAATGTAAGCTTTGCAGTGGCAAAAAAGAATAAAATCTCTGCGAAGATGCAGGAACTCAGTAAGGAGTATGAAGACCTGACTAAGGAGATTGAAGGGCATGAGATGGGAATCAAAGCCTTGACAGGAGGATTTACAAGTGAAGACCTGATTACCAAGAAGGTTGAAGATACAGGTAAGGTTGATAAGGAAGGCAAGCCTGTAAAGGTTACCAAATATGAACCTAAAGCTGGAGTGGTATCATTCAATGAGGAAGACAGGGTGTATGAAATTGACCTCAATGGTGCTAATGGTATTGCTGTAGGCTCAGTACAGCAGGATGACTCAATAGGTGATAAGTTACCAGATTGTGATACAACAATAACGGATAACATTGAGTATTTTCCCAAAACTACACAATACTAAAGAGAAAAGAGAAGAAAGAAGAGAAAGAAAAAGATTAATCTTTATGAGTATGAAAGATAACAAATCAATTAGTTTTATGGCAATCAGTAAGGGTTCTGTATCTACTGAAGGCTTAGAGATAAAGAGATTCATAGGAGTAGGTTCAGTGTTTGTATTGGCAGTCAATCCTGATAAGAAGAAGCTTGAGGAGCTGTATATGACCCAGCTTGAAAAAGAGCCTGAGTATGTAGGAGAGGTTGAGGTAGGAGATGACAAGCACAAGGTAAAGAATGTGAGGATTGACTTTATTGTCAAGACTGACCCTGAAAAGTGCAATGGAATTGACACTACAACCAAGGTATCACTCTTTGTCAGACAAGAGTACAGGTATAGTAAGGACGGTAGTAAGATTCAGGTAATTGATAAGTATGGAAGAACTGCATGGCCTACTATTGAGGAGGCCAAGGCACATGCTACTGTACTTACTAAGAAGGATGGTAGTGCCTACAATGCCAATATAGACAAGGACTATAGACCTGCATACTTTGGGGAAGAGGAATTGACTAAATTCCTTAAGGCATATCTTAATATTCCTGATGTAATGAAGTATGTCAACAATACTTGGGTTATGGTTGATAATCCGCAGGACTGTGAAGCTAGACTTGAAAGTATTGAGGACTATTTCAAGGGAGACTTTAGTGAGCTGAAGGATGTAATCTCATACCAGCCTTCTAACAAGGTCAAGGTTTTGTTTGGAGTAAGAACCACAGATGACAACAAGCAATATCAAACTGTATATACCAGCATGTTTCTGAAGAATCATGTTAGGGATTACAGCAGGCTTGACCAAGATTTACAGGAAAGGAAGCAACAAGGGGCATTTGCCAACACCGAGTTTATAGTTGATGACTTGAAGGAGTATAAGGTAGATTCTACTGACCTCAGCCAGTCAGGTACAGATACTTTACCCTTTCCGGGTGCTGCTGACTCAGCACCGTCCCCTTGGGATTTGAGCAAGTAAGTGTAACTGTTAAAAAAAAAAAGCATGGCATTCAGCAAGGGCAAGGATTCTGTGAGTTTGAAGGAAATCTTGGATAGAGTAACAGAAGCAGATATTTTATCATATTATTTGGGTGTTACAGAAGTACCCACTATTATAAATTCCCCATTAAGAAGGGATAGAAGACCTTCCTTTGGTCTCTATTCTCCCAATGGGGAAAGGATATATTATACAGATTTGTCTACAGGAGACAGGGGAGGAATCTTTGACCTCCTTGGTCATATGTGGAGCTGTAGTTATAGTGAGGTCTTATCAAGAATCAGGAAGGATATGGAAAGGTTTTCTTTGGGTAATTGCAATATTCAAACATATACACCATGTGTTGTAAATGACATGAACAGTCATAACAGCAATTCAGACCTACAATGTAAGATTAGGGAATGGAGGAAACATGATATAGAATATTGGGAGTCTTATGGCATTAGTGTTGAATGGCTCAAATATGCGGAAGTTTACCCCATATCTCATAAAATTGTCCTTAAGGATGGTCATAGATATGTGTTTGTAGCTGATAAATATGCCTATGCCTATGTTGAACATAAAGAAGGAAAAGTTACGCTAAAGATATACCAACCCTTTAATAAAGGCAGGTATAAATGGAGTAACAAGCATGACAGCTCTGTGGTAAGTCTATGGACTAAGGTACCTGAATATGGGGAACAAATATGCATTTGTTCCTCATTAAAGGATGCCCTATGTTTATGGTCCAACACAGGGATACCTTCCCTTGCCATTCAAGGTGAGGGATACAGAATGAGTAGTACTGCAATAAGTGAATTGAACAGGAGGTTCAAGAAGGTATTTATTTGTCTGGATAATGATAAGCCCGGCCTAGAAGATGCTGAGAGGCTTTCAAGGGAGACAGGATTCACTAATGTGGTATTACCATTCTTTGATGAAGGAAAAGATATTTCAGATTTATTCAAGGCCAAGGGAAAGGAAGAGTTCCTTAAAATAATCATTCCTTTATTTACCTCTTCTAGAGGGGAAGAGTATAGTGATGATTTGCCCTTTGAGATTGAATAGAAAGCAGAGTTTGAGTTTTTTTTTAAAGAAAAAAAAAGAAAAGCATGGAAAAAAGAAAGATTACAGTAGTATGTACTACAGGAAACAGAACAGTGGAAATACTCTCAGATGCAACTACATTGGGAGAATTAAAGAATGATTTGACAAGAGAAGGGATTTCATATAAAAATATGAGCTTCCTTGAAGGACTGTCAAAGACAGAGTTAAAGTCTGATAGCTCTATCCTTCCTCATGATGTTACTTGGAAGGGACAGGTTACTAATAATTTGGTAATTATGTTAACTACCGCAAATAAGAACATCAAGTCTGGGGCTTCCATGAGCAGAATGGAGGCTTATACCTGCATCAAGACAATGGGTCTCCAGAATAAGTGTCAGAGTAAGTTTGGTAAGAACTTTACTCAGTGTAAGACCAGTGACCTTGTATCCTTGATAGAGGAGAAGAGGAACAAGAAAGAAAGCCCTGCTAAGGAAAGTCCCGTCAAAAAGGGTAAGGAGGTTGTCAGCTCCGTAGATGGAAAAGATGTAAAACAAGCCCTTGTAAAGTTGGTGGAGACATTGTATGATGAGGGAAATCTCAGCTTTAGGGCTACAAAGGCAATACTTGAGGATTTGGGTGTCAAAGCTAAAGCCAAGAAGGAGGAAGCCGTTAAATTTACCAAGAGTGAGATAGATGAAATGTTTGAGGGCTTGATAGACTAAGAGTAGATAGGGGGGGGGG